TTAGCTGATTTTTGCCAGTTTTATGCTCGATTTGCCAGCAAATTTGCCAGCCTCGCCCGCGAACTTTTCGACGGCGCGAGATCCGGCTTCGGCATCCGCCGACGGCATCCAGCGGCCGTAGACCCGGGCGATCATCGTCCAATCGGCATGCCCCATCTGCTTGGCAACCCACATCGGGTGCTCGCCGGCAGAGAGCATCATCGATGCATAGGTGTGCCGAGTCTGGTAGGGGTTGCGATAGCGCACGCCAGCCCGCTTTAGCGCTGCGTGCCAGATGCGCCAGATCTGATGTGAACCGGAGAACCGCTCACCAGTGCGGGTCTTGAAGATCGGCCCATCGTCTTCCGTCAGGAAAGTCAACGGCTTTTGCGCCTGCAGTGCCTCGGCTGCGGGACTGAGCAGTCGAATGTCGCGCCGGCCGGCGGCTGTCTTTGGAAACTCGGCGACGCCCTTTGCCTCGCGCGTGAGGGCACGGCGCACGCGCACGTAGCCGCCGACGAAATCGATATCGGACCAATTCAGGGCGATGAGTTCGGATGTGCGTACGCCAGTCCAGAGCGCGAACTGAACCATATTGCGGTGGCCATCGCTCAACTTGGCGAGCACCGCGGCCTGCTCGGCCGGCGACAGCGGGTCGATCTCGTCATCGTCCTGGCCATCGGTCGGCCGCTCGGCGCGCGCGTAGGTGTAGCCAGCCAGAGGATTTGCGTCGATCAGCTCGTCGTCTGCCGCGTCTTTCAGAGCTGACCGCATGCAGCTCTGGATGTTCGATAGACGCTTGTTGGAGACCTTCTTCTTTTTGTGGGCGTCGATTGAAGCCAGCCAATCACGAATCAGGGCGCGTTTCAGTTCGGATAGGGCCAGCTTCCCGAACTTGGGGATCACCCATCGGTTGACGATCAGTTCGTAGCCCTTGTATGTGGAGGCCTTGATCTCAACCTTCTTTCGGCTGAGCCACTTGTCGAAATAGTCTTCTACCGTTTGAACGTCGCCAGGCCGGTCGGCGAGCGCCGCAGCGTGCCTGGAATCGGGAAAGGTCTTTGCGTAGTCGAACTCGCCTTTTTCGATCGCGTGCAGCACTGCGGCGCGGAACTGGATCAGCTTTCGAGTGTTGGCAGGACAGGGCTTCGCTCTGATGCGTTCCCGGCAGCGCTTGCCTTTGTAGGCAAAGGCGATTTCATAGCTGGAGTCGGAAACGATAGTGACTCCTGTCCCCTTTCTACCCATCGGTTGTACCCCTCCACGTCCATCAGAATTTTCTTGGTGCCTGGCTCGTAGCGCCAAACCACACCCTCAGGCCAGATCCCTTTGCACTTGCGCGTATAGACGGCGGCAGGTGTGAGGCCTGTCATCTCGCAGAACTTTGCGATTGTCACGAACCGAATCACGTCGCCCCTCTTCTGTCGGCGGCAATGCTCCCCCTGAACTCCACCACCCATACGCGTGGGTTCGCGGTCCAGGACCCGGCGCCGTTGATCGACTCCCACAGGCTGCGGTAGCTAAGAATGGCTGCCGTGCCTTTCCCCTCCGGGATGGCGCGGATCATCGGGCCGCTGAAGAGAATCGGGCGTTCACGCATGGCGGCGCTCCCTGATGCAGTAGGTACGATGAAAGCCTCCGCCGTCATGGGGAACGTGCCTTACCTCGATGCCGTGCTGGCGGGCCTCCCAATCAGCCAAGCTGCTGTGCAGCCATCTGCCCAGAGCATCTTTCCAGTCCGGAGGGATCGCCGCGCTGATCTGCTGTTCTGTCGCCGCAGTCATCCCCGATTCCAGGATGGTGGCAACAATAGCCGCCTTGAAGGCTTGGCTGTGCGACAGAAGGCACTGAGCCGTCTCCATCGGAGTGAGGCCGGGCAACGGCCAGGCCTCGAACCGGGCAGCATCGAGGTGGGGCGCCGGCGGGATGAGAAACAAGTCCGCTTGCTGCATCATGCGGCCTCCCGCATGAGCTTGACCTCGGTGGGTGACCAACTCGCCAGATCCGGCAGGTTGGCGCGCACGAGCGCGGCTGCCATCGGCGGGCTGACGCTGTTGCCGCACATGCGCACCTGCGCGTGCTTTGGCAGCCTGCGACCGTTGATGACCGGCGCGATCACGTAGCTGCTCGGGAAGCCCTGGGCCGCATAGAGCTCATGTGGCTCGAGCATGCGCATGCCGATGTCGGCGATCTGGTACTGTTCGCCGGCCACCGTGACGAGGCCCAGGCGGTCCCTCGTGGGGATGGTGTGCATCGGGTCGCGGCAGCGCTGATCTTGGCCGCCTTCGCTGTAGTACTTGATCAGGAAGGCACGAACCTCGCCGATGTGGTTGCCACCGGATGTGACGGTCGGCATCGGCGCGTCAGCGTCGCTGCCGGTGGTGGTGCCGTACATCTTCAGCATATGGGACGACACCAGCGCGTGATGGTCGGCGGTGGTGATGGTGCTGGCTGGCTCGGCCAGGCCGACGCCGGGCCCTTCGTAGTTGCCGCCGTAGTGCTTCGCCAAGAAGGCCGACACCAGCGCGTGCTTTGCGCCGCCAGCGACGACCGTTCCCAGTGGCTTGTCCAGGCCGGGCGCCCGCGGCGCCTGCCCGGGGCGCTCACCGTATCCGGTCTGTACCAGCGTAGCCGCCGCCAAGGCGAAGTGCCCGCCCTTGACCTCGGCGCACTGTGTGCGCAGCGGCTCGTCGGCGCGGAATGTGCGCTGCGTTGACGCGTTGGCGCACTCGGTCAGCACCGGCATGATGAGCCCAAGCGCATGCGGCGCGCCAGCGGGGTTCTCCTTGGGGCCGGCAGTGATCGTCGGCATTGGGTCGCGCAGTTCGGCGCCTGTCGATCCCGTGCGGAACTTGGTCAGGTGCGGCGCCACCAAGCCGAAGCCGTGCTTCGCGGTCAACGTCTGCATGGGCTCGCTGATAGGCTGTCCACGGAACTCGTCGCGGCCGTGATTCACCTTCACGATGAAGGGGGCTGCCGCGTTGATGACGTAGCGGTGTAGGCCGCGCGCGATGCGTCGTTGCGTCGCCTCGGCCAGCGGCCGCTGCCGCTCGAAGATGGAAGGGCAGGGGATCGACCAGTCGATGCACTCGGCGGCCGTCCGCCAAGGCTTCAGGCGCTTCGCCTTCACTGCGGCGCTGTCCGGTGCGCCGTGGGTCGGCTCGGGCCACACGACGGGCTGGCCGTCGCAGCGCGCGATCAGGAACAGGCGTTTGCGGATGGTTGGCGCGCCGAAATCGCATGCGCGCAGTTCGCGCCATTCGACGGCGTAGCCTTTCTCCTGCAGCTGGCGGACGAACGAGCGGAAGGTGTCGCCGCGGCGGCGCGGGCAGGGATTGCCGTCGGCCAGCAGCGGGCCCCAGGTTTGGAACTCCTCCACGTTCTCGAGGATGATGACGCGCGGTCGCGCCAGCGCTGCCCAGCGCAGTGCCACCCAGGCCAAGCCGCGGATCCGCTTGTCGCGCGGCTTGCCGCCCTTGGCCTTGCTGAAGTGTTTGCAATCCGGCGAGAACCAAGCCAGGCCGACCGGCCGCCCGCGTGTGACCGCGAGCGGGTTCACATCCCACACCGATTCGCAGTGATGGTCGGTCTGCGGGTGGTTCATTGCGTGCATCGCCACTGCCTCGGGGTCGTGGTTGATGGCGACGTCGACGTGCCGGCCGAGGGCGAGTTCGATGCCGCAGCTGGCGCCGCCGCCGCCGGCGAAGTTGTCGACGATCAGCTCGGGGGCGATGTCGAGTAGGAACTGGTCTCGAATCATTCCTTGTCCCCCTCTCGGCGCCGCCACACAGTGGTCTCCAGCACGTCGCTGCGCTCCAGCCGCTCGATGAGCAGGCCGACCGGGATCATGGCCCCGCCGACAGCGGCCAGGGCGGCCCAGCCCAGGTCTGATACGCTGACCCGCGACTGCGCGCGGGCCCGGCGCCACACGACGGTGACGAACCCAACTAGCCACCACAGCGCCGCCGCGATGGCGTAGATGTCGTACTCGCTCATCGTGCACCTCCCAGTTCAACCCAACGGCGGATGAACATCGCCTGTGCGCGCTCCGGGTGCACGGTGTTCACGCGGCGCGCGAGCGGCTCGATGCCGTCCAGCACTGTCCAGGGCGTTGGGTCGTTGGACATCAGGTCGCGACGCTCGGTAGCGAGCAGCACCAGGTCGGCAGTCGCGACAGCATCGCTCAGCTTGGCGGGCAGGCCGAAGCGAGCACGGATCACGCCGTCGACGCGGGTCTTGACTGCGCGGTAGTCGGGCAGCAGGGCCTTGAGCGGTCGGGGGATGTCTTTGCAGTAGGCCTTGTGCGCATCGTGCAGCAGCGCCTCGATCGCGTGCTCGCGCGGCACGATCTGGCTGGCGAGCACGCTGTGCTGTGCCACGCTGTAGAAGCGGCGTGCGTGGCCGCCGTAGCAGCATTCGTGGGAGAGCGCCTGGGCGATGTCCAGGATGTCGATCTGCTCGGGTTTCGGGTCGGCGTAGTCGAAGTGCTTGCCGGTTGCGGTGAGGATCCAGGTCATGCGTGCCTCGTGGGTAGGAGTTCGCCGGCGGCGGTAGCGCCGCGTTGCGTGGCGAGGGCGTAGACGGTCTGGGTGGCATGCAGCTGCTGGCGGCGCGTAGTCGCCTCCTGCATGTCGTCGGTGAGGGTGAACGCGGCGCCGATCGCGCGGAACTCGTCGCCGGTGCAGCCGAAGCGGCCGACGCGCTTGAAGCGCTTGCCGACCTCGGCGACCGCGACAACGCCGCGCGCCATCGCATCGAGCACGTCGTCCGCGTGGGCGAAATGCTGCTGGGCCAGCACCTGGCCGACATTGATGCGGAAGGCCAGGGTGTGCCAGCTTTCTTCGGTGGCCGTGCCGTCGCGCATCTTTTCGAGCTCGACGTGCGGCACCAGCTGCAGCTGCACCTCGGCGCCGCGGCTGAAGCGGATGATCGACGGTAGGGCGCCCGTTTCGCGCGCGGGGCGCCCCCGTTTGCAGCGGCGCCTGCTCACAATTCCACCTCGCCCAGCGCTGCTGTCGCGTTGCTGACGTAATCGTCCAACTGCCCGAGCAGATCGGCCGGGCGCCCGTTGTTGAACATCTCGATGTCGCCGACAGCAAACTCGATGCCGTGCTCGCTGCTGTGCTCGGTCACGCGGCGCGCGGCAGCCCGGTGCAGGTGGATGATGGCGCCGCCGGCGCGGCGGATCATGTCGGCCTCGTTTTCCATGCGGACGTCCGACACGACAACTCTGTGGCCGGCGAAGAGCTCAGCGCGGATGCGCCCCTCGGCCAGCGTCACCCACAAGTCGGGCGAGACCAGCAGGCGGCCCCACTCAGTGCCCATCGACTGCATGAGCTGGCGGGGGGACTTGCCGATCAGCGGCAGCAGCTCTTCTTTGCGGCCGGGCTCGAAGTCTTTGGCGGTCAGGCCGAAGCCCGTCTGCAGCATGGCGCGCAACGGGTCTGCGAACGCGATCTGGCGGAAGCCGTGGGCGGCGCGCAGGTGCGCGGCGGCGGTGTCCTTGCCGACCTGGGCGCGGCCGGTGAATCCGATCAACATGGGCTGTCCTCGATGGGCAGCCCGCGCGCCCGGCGGCGCGCGGGCGTGGTGGTTACTGGGCGAAGGGCTCGCCGAAGAAGAAGGGCGTGCCGGTCTTCTCGCGGATCGTGGCGATCAGCGTGGTGGTGGCGGCCTCCAGCGTCTTGTCCTGGCGGATGAGCTCGTACCAGAAGCTGACCTTGCCGTCCCGCGCGCGGTAGCGCAGCCGGGCGTCGATGCGGTAGGCGTCGCCGTTCCAGAACACCGGGATGCCGACCGCGAAGCGCTCGAACAGCTGCATCTTCGCCAGGGTCTGGTCGTCGTCGTCCTGCACGAACGACATCTGCACGCCGCCATTCGACAGGCGGATGGCACTCTTGAACCGCATGTCCTGGTTGGCCTCGAACGACAGGGCCATCTCCAGCATCTGCGCGCCCGTCGGCAGGCCGGCGCCGTCCGGGCTGGCGATGTCCTTGAGGTTCTCCTCGATGAAGCCGGCGAACTCGGCCTGGGTCATCGGCTTCCGGTTCTGGCCGAACCAGCGCCGCCACTCCTCGCTGAACTCGGGGCTGAAGCGGGCGAGGTGGTCGCGCCACTGCGGCTTGTCTTCATCCTCGCCGTGGTCGTTGACGATGGCGACGAAGCCGACGCTGCCTGCCTTGTAGTCGGCGTTGCCCCAGATCGTGCTGTCCGTCAGCGAGCCGTGGCGCTTCACGTAGTCGATGAAACTGTCCGCGTCCAGCAGCTTGACCTTGGCGCGCTTGCGCAGCGGCGCGCGCAGGCGGTTCTCGTCGTCATGTGTCTCCAGTTTCCAGTCGGGCGGCAGTGCCACGCGGCGCACGGCGCCGGGCGCACCCGTGAGGAGTTCGACGGGGTGCTTCATTTCCTTGACCAGGGTCTCGGCCAGGTTAGGATGCTGTTCCATGGTGGTGGTGTCCCGCGTGGGGTAGGTGGGGGTTACGCCGTCTTGAGCGCGGACGGCGCGGCGTCGGTCGTGGTGGCGACGCTCTTCAGGTCCAGCTTCTGCTGACGGGGGTCGTCGGCAACGAGGTTGCCGTCCGGGGTCGCGAAGAGCATCGCTTCCATCGCGTCTTCGGCCGGCTTCTTCAGCGTGACCTTGCCGGTGATGTGCATGGCGCCGCCGCGCGTGGCCTTCTTGACGGTCACCTCCAGCGTCAGCTTGCCGGCCTTGCCGGAGGCGTCCACGGCCGTGACGAGATCGTTCATCTTGTCGCTGGCCGTATCGATGAACACGCCGCCGCCGATGTGGCGGAGGGTGTCGGTGATGGGTCTGGCGGACACGTTGTCCTCCTGATCGAATGCCGCCCACAGTTGCGCCGGGCGGCGTGGCGCTAGTCGATATCGTTGGCCTGCAGCCGCTTGATGTCGGGCCGCTGGTGGGTAGCGCGCTCGGCCTGCCGCTGCGCGTGAGCGTGGGCAGTGACTTCCAGCGTGCGGCGGATGGTTGCGGAGCCCAGCGCTACCTGCGCGGTGCAGGTCATGCGCTGACGTCGCCATTCGCGCAGCACGTCGGCATCCGAGAGCGAGGGGGCGGTCATGGCAGGCTGGCGATCCCCGGGGCGATGGCGTCGGCTAGTCCGAACAGCAGGACGATTAGGGCGATGCCAACGCCTGGGTGGCGACTGAGGGGGCCGTGAGCAAGGCGGTCGGCGAGCGATGTGCCGGTGCTTTGATATGCTCGGGAGCGTTCTGCTTGAACTGTTCCCATCCCCTTCAGCGAGGCGACATGCGCATCGTCAGCACCTTCCTTCCCGCCGCTCACGACGAGGACATCGGCCGGCGGACCCAGCTTTTCGTTTTTGATGCCCTCGTAGGCGAGAAAAGTCTCGTGCTGGGCGTTACGGTCGGCAGAGTTGACGGTCCAGCCCTTGACGATGTGAAGTGTTCCGCGATCGGCAACAAGATCATCGGCCGCCTCGCCACTCACCACCGTCTCAACTACCCGGACGGCGTTGTGGTTCTGGCCGGGGTGCAGAGCGTCGGCAGCGCGAAACAGCGCGTTCGCAAGGTATTGACGGATGCGCCCGATCAGGCCGCAGTCCTGTTTCTGTGTGCGGACCCGAAGGTGTACGACGCCGTCACGCCGCACCTCGGCATTGACTACCAATCCGCGGACCCGAGCGCTCAGTAGCGTTGTGATGGGCGATGGCGCGCGCGTCATGCTGCCTCCTGGGCTTGCATGGTTCGTGCGTCGGCTTCCGGGTCGAGCAGCGGGGTGATGAGGCATGCGTTGGCGGTCATACCAGGCACCTGGAGCGTGTGCTGAAGCTTGCCGTTGTGCTCAACGTTTTTTGCTGTTGTGGCGCCGGCGTCTTTGAGGAAGCGCAGCAGCGCAAACTCCGAGCCATTTGGCGTCCAAAGCAGGATCTGGCTGAGGCTCTTGTGCGGCGTGCAGACGTCCCAGCGGATGCCCGAGTAATGGGCGGTGGACAGGATTTCGCCGAGGGTGTCGAGGTCCGCCGCGAAATGCTCAATGCTCTCGCGGCGTTCTTGGGCTTCGGTCTCAGCTTCCAACAGAAGGCGTTTGGAATAGCGCATGGCTGACCTCACGCTTGTGGGGTAGCGGTGCGCACACGCGGCTCATCCCGCGTCACCTCGTCGAAATTCAGGGCGAGCGCGTGGATGGCGATGACCACCGCGGTGGCGGCGATATAGATCAGGAAGCCTTTGAGGCGCCCTCGACCTGTGGTGTTGACCTGCATCTGGTGCTCCATCTGTTTGCGATATGTCTCGTGTCGATGGAGAAATACTAGCTGCGCTAGTAGATTCAAGCAATAGCTTAGCTATTCAATTTGCATTGATTTTTTAAATAGCAAAGCTAGTTTAATAGGGCGCAAAAAAACCCGCGGGGGCGGGCTTTGGGATCACTTGGCTTGTTGAGGCGTCTTTCGAGGGGAAAAGAAAGAGCGGATCAGAGCTGCGCCGGGTATGGCTGCCAGCGCTCCAGCGGCAGCCTCGTGGCCATTAGCCGCCAACCAGACTGCGCCCGCGACACACGCCAATGAAACGAGAGTGCCTGCGATTTGGCCAATCGTATCGCTCCAAAAGACGACCTTGGACTGATATTCGACGATGGAGAGCTGCTTTTCCTGACCTGCAACGTTGGCCGCCAGCGCTCGGTCCTCAAGCGCTCGTCGATGAAGTGACTCGGCCTCCGCCATCGCGATCAAGCGATTTGCTGATCCGGGCACAAGTCGCTCGAATCCCTCCAAGATGGAGGGATGAGGGATTGGGCCCTGGTACATCTGCTGGGCCACCTGGACTTGCTGGAGGGTTGGAGTTGGAAAAGCGGTTTGAGCGGCTGCGGCTGCGGCTGCGGTCTTATTTTTTTGCGGTTGCGGTGCCTTTGTCATGTTGCTCGATCACACAGTCGATGTCTTTGCCAACTTTGTACCAATCGGTCGCCAGAGCAACATGGACCGGAGCCTTAGGCGCCTTAACGGGTTCCAAGCTAGGAATGGCGGGCATCACATTTACCGCGTTCAGCATTCCTGGGGCGCCCAAACCTTTGACGAAACCGTGGACGAAAGTCTTACCCGCGAGGTGGCGGAGGTCTTTCTGCATGGCTTTCTCCGAACTGAGTGCGTGAGTCTAGCATAGACACAATTGCAACTATGCAGGTTCGAGTCCACGGGAGAATTGTGCCGCCCACAGCAACGACTTCGCTAAAAATCACCCATCCCAGACCTGTACTTAACCCGGCCCACAATGCTGATGTGTTCGAGCTGATCGGTTGGCACCACGAAGGGATCGTGCTTTTCCTTGTTGTCACTAACCACGCGCAGGGAGCCGCCAGGCATTTTGAACAGGCGCTTTACCAGCATTTCTCCGGCATAGATGAGGGCGAATACGCCACCGCCAGCCGGAATGCGCTGATCGGCCTTGTCCACCACTACGGTGTCATCATCGAATAAGCGTGGCTCCATGCTATCGCCGCGAACCTTCACTGCCACCAGGTTCTTTGGCGTGGCGTCCAGTCTTCGGATGTAGTCCGCCTGGAACGGCAGCGGTTGCCTTTCTTCGATATGCCAAGTCTCACGGCCATTGCCGGCCGACAGCGCCACGTCGATGTGTGTAATCAAAACAGTGGTCTCTGGCGGTAGTTCTTCGAGCGAGTTGTATATCGAGATCGGGCGAGCCGGGTAGCCCTTGCTTTGCGACACACGTTGGCGGCTTTCTTCCGCCTCCCAGTCGAGGCGCTCGGCCTCAAGCTCTTCCTGTTCCCGGCGCGCCTTAGCTTCCGGCGAGTTCAGCGTCGATAGAACAAGGGGAGACGTGAGAGCCTTCATCTCTGCTGCAAGCTTCGGGCTGAAGCTTGCAACGTCGACTCCAAGTCCGCGAGCGAACGCTGCTGCAGCCTTGATGTTGAGAGGGCGTCTGGCGTTGAGGTACTGCCAGACCATCCCTTGGCTCCCGATTTCATAGCGGCTGCCAAACTCTTCTTGGCTGAGCTTCCCCTTGCGCTCGTTGTAGAGCGCCTTCAGGCGGACCGCATCCTCAATTTGCCAGCCCTCGAGGGTCGTCGTCGGATATTTCATGCACCCAAGTGTAGCGTTGCTATTGAAGCCGGCAACAAGCGGAGCTATTGACATGATAACTAGCTGAGCTATTATTTGCGGTATGAACCTAGCCAACTACCTTGACCGCGGTGACGTCAGCCAGAGCCTTCTTGCGAAGCAGTTGGGCGTCTCTGCTGGGCTTGTTTACCAATGGCGCTCGGGCCGCCGTCCGATTTCCGCGAAGCAGTGCACTGCGATTGAGCGTGCAACCGATGGCACTGTCACACGGCAGGAATTGCGCCCCGACGACTGGCAAGAGATCTGGCCGGAGTTGATTCCGCCATAGAGGTTGTTCTGCTACCAACGTCAAGCCAGTAGCGCGAGCGGCTTGCCTGCCTGATCGCGCGTCGGGCAATAGCCCTCTCACGGTTAGTCAGGCGGCGTAGGTGCTTAGGTTTCGATTCGAACATGCATGGCTCCCCCTGTGTGGTTGGGGTGAGTCTATGTGCGGGCGCAAAAGAAAAGTAGTTCACACAGGGGCCGGTTTACCGGCTTTTTCATCGGGAGGGAGCGTGAGGCACCAATATTCCGACATCGATCAGCATGACGTTCTGTACAGCGTCGCCCGGGCGTATCCGGGCGGCATTGCAGCCCTGGCGACGCGCATGGGCATGACCGCGCCGGTGCTGCGCAACAAGCTGCGGCCAGGCGTCGACACCCATTACATGAGCTTCGAGCAGGTGTCGCTGCTGCTCGAACTGGTAGACGAGGCCAAGGTGGCCAACGCCAAGTTGCCGATCCGCGCATTCTGCTGGCGGCACGGCATGGTCGCGCTCGACATCGATCGCGTCAGGGCCGAGCCGCAAACCGATGCCGACTTGAACCGGGCCTATGGCAGCGTGCTCAGCGAGCTCGCCGACATCAGCAAGAAGTTCGGCGAGGCTCTGGCTGACGGTCGCGTGTCGTATGAGGAGATGGATGAGCTCGAACTCGAATTCGAGCAACTGGTGGGCGCCGCCATGCGGTTCCGCGAGATGCTGCACGAGCGTGCGGCCAAGGACAGCGGGGTGCGCCGTGGCTGACGCCATCGATATTGCAGCTGACCAGGCCGAGCAACAGCTCGCCGAGCAGATTGCCGCGGTCCGGCAAGCCGCGCGGGACGCGCGTGGAGTGGACGGTGTGTGCCGCAGCTGCGGCGAGCTGGTTTCGCACGGCGGCGTGTTCTGCGACGCCGACTGCCGCGATGACTATGAGCGCGTGGCGCGCGCGCGGCGCATCAACGGTTGGGGCAACGCATGACGGCGGCCACGCTGCAGCGATCCACGCGGCAGGTGCTCGGCCGGCGCAAGTTCAAGGCGGCGCTCGATCGCATCGAGGCTCGCCTCTTCCGCGCGCGCGAGCCGTTCGCGGTGTTTGTCCGCAACGGTGAGGCACTGATGGTGCGCACGTCCACCCAGACGTTCGAGACTGAAGCGGCCCGCGCCGCGCGCCGTGGGGCGAACAGCCACCTGGTGGGCGTCTACGACGCGCGCGCGACGATGGAGGGCGTGCGCGCTGACCTGGAGTGCTTCTGCCGATGAAGAAGACCTTCTTCAAGGACGTCGCGGCGGCGGCGCTGGCACAGGCGAGCATGCTCGTGCCCTCATGGCTGCCGGAGGGCCGGCGCGAGGGGCCGGAATGGGTCGCGCTCAACCCCAATCGCGCGGACAACCAGCGGGGCTCGTTCAAGGTCAACTTGCAGACCGGCCGGTGGTCGGACTTCGCTTCTGACGGCGTCGCCGGTGGCGACCTGATCTCGCTGTACGCGTACCTGCAGGCGATGGAGCAGGGCGAGGCGTGCAAGGAACTGGCTCGACGCCTGGGCATCACGATCACGCCGCGCGACGATGCGCGAGCGAGCGGGGCTTCCGAGGCCGCGCCAGCCAAGCAGCAGCGCAAGTCCGATTGGTCGCCGGTGGTGCCGGTGCCGGCCGGGATCGTCTCTGCGCCTGGCCGGCATTTCCACCGCGGCGAGCCGGAGATGCGGTGGGCATACTGCAACGCGGCGGGCGAGCTGCTGGGCTACGTGTGCCGGTTCCGGACGAGCGATGGAGGAAAGGAGGTGCTGCCGCTGGTGTTCGCGCGGCACGGCGTCATCGGTGAGCGGAAGTGGCATTGGATGCAGTGGTCTGAGCCGCGCCCGCTGTATTGGCCGCAATTCGGTCGCAAGCCCGTTGTGCCGGCCCGGCCTGACAAGCTGGTGCTCGTCGTCGAGGGTGAGAAGTGCGCGGATGCCGCGTATCTGGCGCTGGCGGAGTGGGCCGACGTGTGCACATGGTCCGGTGGCAGCAAGGCCGTCGACAAAGCGGACTGGAGCGATCTGGCGGGCCGCAAGGTGCTCATCTGGCCGGATTGCGACGCCAAGCGCGAGCCGTTGAGCCGCGACGAGAAAGAGCGGGGCGTGGATGCCGACAGCAAGCCGTTGCTGCCGGAGCATAAGCAGCCCGGCATGGCGGCTGCGCAGCGGATTGCTGTGGTCCTGGCCGGCCTGGGTTGCGACGTGCAGATCGTCGACATACCGGCGCCTGGCGAACGGCCTGACGGCTGGGACGTTGCCGATGCCGTGGGCGACGGGATGTCACCCGACCAGGTGTGGGAGTTCGTTCAGCGTACGCGCAAGCCTGCTGCGGCCGATGCCGAACAGCCGGCTACCCCTCGCAAGGCTGGCGCGGGCAGGGCGCGGAATCGCGGCAATGAGCCGGACTGGCGCGACGAGCTGATCCGCAAGCCGCGGGGCGGTTTCGAGGACTGCTACCAGAACGTCTACCTGGTGCTGAAGCATCACCCCGAATGGGCGGGCGTCATCGCCTACGACGAGTTCGCCGGCCGCGCGGTCAAGCGACGCGCCACGCCGTGCGATACCGAGCCGGGCGAATGGGATGCCTACGACGATCAGCGTTTCGGCCTGTGGCTGGCTCGCGAAATGGACATCGTCATCAAGGGCGACGGCCCGGTCGCGGCCGGCGTGTCCATGGTGGCGCGGGAGCATCGCTTCCACCCGGTGCAGGACTACCTGCGGGCGCTGCGGTGGGATGGTGTCGACCGGCTCGACTACTGGCTTGAAGAGTGCATGGAGGCCCGGCCGGTGGTGGTCGGGACCGAGTACCTGCGTGTCGCCGGCCGCAAGGCGCTGATCGGGGCTGTTGCGCGCGCGTTGGAGCCGGGCTGCAAGCTCGACAACATGCTGATCCTCGAGGGCGGCCAGGGGCGCGGCAAGTCGACCGCGATCCGCATCCTCGGGGGCGAGTGGTTTTCTGACACGCAGCTGGATCTCACGAGCAAGGATTCGTACATGGCCCTAAAGGGCGTGTGGTTCTACGAGATCGGGGAGATGGACTCCTTCAACCGGGCGGACACAACGCGGGTCAAGGGATTCGTCTCGTCCGCTGTGGACCGGTTCCGTGAGCCGTATCAGCGTCGGGAGATTGTTCAGCCGCGCCAGCAGATGTTCATCGGTACGACCAACCAGAACGAGTATTTCAAGGACACCACGGGCAACCGGCGCTTCTGGCCGGTGCGTGTCGAGGGCATGGTCGACCTGAACCGCCTGCGCGAGTGGCGCGATCAGCTGTTCGCGGAGGCGGTGCACCGGTTCGAGGCGGGCGAGATCTGGCATCCCACGCGGGAGGAGCAGGACCGCCTGTTCAAGCCGGAGCAGGACTTCCGCGAGGTGCCCGACCCCTGGTTGCCGCTGGTCGATCGGTACTTGAGGCAGCCCGAGCAGAAGCTGCATGAGCAATTCTTCCTGGAGGACTTGCTCACCAAGGCTCTGGCAATCGCTCCGGATCGTTTGGGGCCGGCGCGGCAGGAAGCGATGCGCGTTGCTGCTATCATGTCGCGCTTGGGCTTCGAGAAGCGGCGCCAGTCCACTGGCGATCGGCTTTACTACTACGCGCGGGTGGCGGGAAGTGCGCCGCACGCGCAAGCAATACGTGGGGTGCAGCGCGATGACTCGCCGCTGTAATCCGCATCGGGAGGTTGGCAATGCGCAGCGCTGCTGCAGCCACGTTCGTCTTGTCGTCACATCCAGGGATGGGGCGTTGGAAGGGGTGTTCGGCGGGGAGCCGTCCAACCTCGACCAACCTACCCGAAAAGGTTGGACGGCGAGGTTGGACGGCTGCAAACGCAGTGTTGGCGCGGGTTCGCGGGAAATCCGTCCAACCTCCCAACCAAAAACGCCAAACTCTCACGTATGTGTGCGAGGGCGCGAGCGCGAGCGCGAGCACGCCCGTGCGCACGCGCACACGAAAAAACAGGTTGGACAGGTTAGGAGGTTAGACGGAGTCAAGCCAGATAAGGCTTTGCGGCCGTCCAACCTGCCGTCCAACCTCGCAAGGGGTTGGTGATGCGCTGCCGATGCCCTTCCTGCAGCGCTTCGCCAGCGCCTTCCTACACTGAGACGTACCGCCGAGAGTGCGAGGCGCGCTACGTCTGCTCCCTTCCTGACAAACCGACCCGTCACGGGTACCTCGACATCGTTGAGCGTCGCCGCGGCCTGGCCGCTCGCGAGGCGTTGGCGCGCGAGGTGATTCGCCAATGGCAAAGGATTCCGACATGACCGCCGCCCGCCGCGCCGCGCCCGCCCGTACCGATTGGATTGTCGAGCGCCTCGAATCGTGGGGGCGCTGGCAGCAGATCGGGTCGAACCCATACCACTCGGCCAGCAGCCTGCTCATCGATCCCGATCACCAGGGGCCGCTGCGCGCCTACACCCCTGTGCTGCCGGTCGAGTGCGAGCAGACGCACGAGGCGGTCATGAAGCAACCGCGCCAACTGCAAGAGGTCGCTGCGGCGCTGTACGTGCGCGACTGGGACAGGCCGTCCCTGGCCCGGCACCTCGGCGTGACGGTGCGGCACGTCGGCAGACTGCACGAAATGCTGCGAAATGGAGTGCTGTTTTGCCTTGAGAATCAGAAGGTTAAAGCACCACCCCTTCAGGTAGTGATGAAAACGCGTCCGTGATGGGGTACATTTTCGCTACGCTCAGCGCTTCGTGTGTGCAGAGTGAATGAACAAGCCCGATTCGGTTCAAGCCGGTCGGGCTTTTGCTTTGGGGGCCGGCATGCTTGCGTTCAGCGTCAAACACAACATCGCAGACGTGCAGCGCACGCTCAGCAAGGCCGCGAAGCAGCAACTGCCATTCGCCATCGCCAAGGGCCTGACGCAAACGGCGAAGGCGACGCAAGACAAGCTCACGAGCGCACTGCCTCGCCAGCTCGACAAGCCGACGCCGTTCACCATGCGCGCGTTCGGGGTGACGGCGGCGACCAAGCAGCGCCAACTGGCTACCGTGTTCATCAAGCCCGATCAGTGGAAGTACCTCAAGTACCAGGTCGAGGGCGGTGTGCGAAGGCCGGCGAAGCGCGCCGTGATCGTGCCCGAGAGCATGCGGCTCAACCAGTACGGCAACATGCCCAAGGGGGCTGTGCGGAAGCTGCTGGCCAAGGCCGGCGTGTTCAGTGGAACCGTCGACGGCGTCGCAGGCATCTGGCAACGCAAGGGCGGCCGGGCCGTGCTGCTGGTGAAGTATGCGGACAAGGTTGTCTACAAGCGCCGCTTCCCCTTCGCGGACATCGGTGAGCGGTCGGTGGCTGCGGTGTTCGGGCCGATCTTCAACCAGGCTCTTGCCGACGCCCTGGCGACGATGCGGTAGGCGCGGGCGCCCGCCGGTCGGACGGCGGGGGCGGCGTGCACCGCCGAGGTGCAGGGCGGGCGGCCCCCGGGTCCTTCCCGGCCTTCAGGATCGCGGGTAATTCGCGCCCCGATCGATTCCTACTCACGAGATTTTTCCTAGGGAAACGCTGATCAATGGGGTCCGTGAATGGAATCGCGAGCCATCCTGTTCAAGGTTTCCGCATCGCGGGAAGGAAGTGCCGATTGAGCACGTTTTCCGCCGTTTTCGCGTGGTGCCTGGCGCGCTTTGCGCGCTCAGGACGGAATGCTTTCAGGGCTGGCCAGCAACTGTCTCCTGGCGAGCACCAGATTGGCGAGACCGAACAAGCTGAACAGTTGCGCCGTGTTCTTGGCCAAGCCCTTGTAACGAACCTTGCGATGACCAAACAGATTCTTGATGACATGGAACGGATGTTCGACCCGAGCCCGAATCTGAGCCTTGGTCCTCTCCGCCTCGATTAGCAAGTCCTTGATGGCGCCATCGCGCATCGCCTTGATCTTGCTGCGCTTGAGCGCAACATGCCACTTCGCACCCTTGCCTTGCATCTCGTCGCGCTTCTCAACGCCGGTGTAACCTGCATCGCCAAACGCGTCTTCCTCATGGCCATGCAGCAACGCGTGGGCCTGCGAGACATCGGACTCATTCGCTGCCGTGCCAACCACGCTATGCACCAGGCCCGACGACGCATCCACCCCAATGTGTGCCTTCATTCCAAAGTGCCATTCGTTGCCCTTCTTGGTCTGGTGCATCTCCGGATCGCGGCTCTTCTTGGCATTCTTGGTCGACGGCGGCGCTTCGATGATGGTGGCATCCACGATCGTGCCTTCCCTCATCATCAGCCCCCGCTCGCACAGCATGATGCCGATCTCGTCGAACAGCTTGCCAGTCAGGTCATGCTCGACCAGCAGGCGCCGGAACTTCAGCAGCGTGGTCGCGTCCGGCACGTTCTCGACCGCCAGATCAATGCCGGCGAACGCACGCATCGCCATGCTGTCGTACAACGCATCTTCCAGTCCTTCGTCCGACAGCCCGTACCACTGCTGCAAGAAATAAATGCGCAGCATCCTCTGCAGCCCGATTGGCGGCCGTCCTCGTTCTCCTTTGGGGTAGTGCGGCTCGACTGCCGCAACCAGCCGCGTCCATGGAACGACCTTCTCCATCTCCGCCAGGAAACGCTCACGCTTGGTCACGCGTTTCTTGCCCGCGTACTCCGCTTCCGAAAAGCTGGTTTGCTTCTTCATCGTCGTCGGTCCACTCCGTGAGCTTCCTTCCGCAACGTCCTCGGCTACGTCAGCGATGACCGCCGAGCCTGATAAATCAGCGTTTCCCTAGGGGGTTATACCGTGGCTGTGGCATTGGAGGACGCCGACGCCGTGGTCTCCCAGAGCAGGTTTGCAGAGCTGGTCGGGATCTCGCAGCCGGCCGTGAGCGAGCTCATCGGCCGCGGCACGCTATCGCGCGGTGCCACGCTCGGCACCTGGCTGCTGGAGTACTGCGGCAACCTGCGCGAGCAGGCGGCCGGCCGCGCGTCGGCCGGCGACCTCGACCTGATCCAAGAGCGCGCCGCGCTCGCGCGTGAGCAGCGCATCAAGATCGAGATGGTGAACGCGCAGACGCGCAAGCAACTGGCGCCGGTCGCGCTGCTGGAGAAGGTGCTGGCCAAGATCGGCCGGCAGATTGCGACCAAGCTGGAAGCGGTTCCGGTGCAGATCAAGCGCCGCTCCACCAATCTGACGGCCGAAGACATCGACCTCATCACCGAGGAGATCACCAAGGCGCGCAACCTGGCTGCGGCCATCACACTGGACGAGCTCGACGATGGACCTGTCGGAGATTCAGAGGGCGATTTCGAGGGGCCTTAACGCGCTGGCGGCGCCGCCGCCAATGCAGCTATCGCGCTGGGCTGCCGAGCACTTCTACCTGTCGGCCGAGTCGAGCTACGTCGAGCAGCGCTGGGAGGCCTATCCGTACCAGATCGCGATCCTCGATGCGATGTCGCACGACGACATCCGCGAGGTGGTGTTCATCAAGTCGGCGCGCGTCGGTTACACCAAGATGATCCTGGCGGCGATGGGCTACTTCGCCCACCACAAGCGCCGCAATCAGTGCGTATGGCAGCCGACCGACGACGATTCGGACGAGTTCGTCAAAACCGAGCTGGAGCCGATGCTCCGGGACGTGGCGGCGATGGCGGAGGTGTTCCCCGTCTTCATGCAGCGGAGCAAGGACAACACGCTGAGACAGAAGGTGTTCCTCGGCTCAATGCTGCATATGCGCGGCGGCAAGGCGGCGAAGAACTACCGCAGGCTGTCGGTCGATGTCGGATTTCTGGACGAACTCGACGGCTTCGATATCGACGTCGAGAAGGAAGGTTCGCCGCCGGTGCTGGCCGCCAAGCGCGTGGAAGGGGCCACCTTCCCGAAAATGATCTACGGCAGCACACCGAAGCTCAAAGGCTTCTCGCTGATCGAGGGGCGGGCGGACCAGGCCGAGAAGAACTTCAGTTTCCACGTGCCGTGTCCACATTGCGGTACCGAGCACGTGATGCGCTGGGGCGGCAAGGACAAGGGATACGGCTTCAAGTGGAGTGGCGACGATCCCGAGACCGTACAGCACATCTGTCCGTCCTGCGGCACTGGCTACACCCAGTCCGATTACCTGACGGTGTGGACGCTCGGCCGCTGGATCGCCGACGATGGCACGTGGATCGATCACGCCGGCCGGTTCCGCGATGTGGCCGGCCAGCTCGTGCGCGCGCCCTTGTCGGTGTCGTTCTGGATCTGGACCGCGTACAGCCCGATGACGCCCTGGGCGCAGATCGTGCGGGAATTCCGCTCCGCCTGGACCAAGGCCAAGAAGGGCGACAAGTCCGAACTGAAGACCTTCGTCAACACCACGCTCGGCGAGACGTGGGAGGAGGACGTCGAGAAGACCGAGCACGAGCTGCTGCAGGCGCGCGCCGAGCCCTACACGCTGCGCACCTTGCCCATGGGCGTGTTGGTGCTGACCGCGGGTGTCGACGTGCAGGACGACCGGTTCGAGATCGTCGTGTGGGGCTGGGGCGAGGGTGAAGAGTCGTGGGTGATTGACTACGTTGCGCTGGAGGTCAATCCGGCGGCCGATGACGCATGGAAGACGCTCGACGCCTACCTGAAAACCACCTTCAGGCATGCCGGCGGGCAGATGCTCGGCATCGAGGCGGTCGCCATCGACACGCAAGGCCACTACACGCACCAGGTCTACAACTGGGTGCGCCACAAGGATGGCCGGCGCGTCTTCGGTGTGCGCGGCGACCCGGCTGCGGGTAAGCCGATCAAGGGCAAGGCGTCGCGGCAGGACGTGAACCACAAGGGCACCGTGATCAAGCGCGGCGTGAAGCTTTGGCACGTCGGCACCGATACGGCGAAGGATCTGCTGTTCGGTCGGCTGAAGCTGACCGAGGCAGGTCCGGGCTGCCTGCATTTCTCGACCGGGCTGGAGGAGAAGTTCTACCTGCAGTTGACCGCCGAGGTGCGCATTGTGCAGCGCGGCCCGCGCGGCGATGAATTCCGCTGGATCAAGCGCCGCCCGCGTAACGAGGTACTCGACTGCACGGTGTACGCGATGTTCGCAGCGTACGCGCTGGATCTGCACCGCTACACCAAGCCGATGTGGGACCAGCTGCGCGACCGGGTCGCGCCGCGGCAGGGCGATCTGCTGGGCGGGCCGCCGATCGAGGAGCCTGTCGCTGTGGAGGTGGCGCTCGATCCGGTGCAAGAAGACGAAGAACCCGCTGCGGCCGAGCCGCAGGCGGGGCACGACGACAACTGGCTGGGCGACACCGACGGGTGGCTCAGCCGCTGACAAGGCTGAGCAATGGCATTCACCCTCACACAACTGGCGGCGCTGGAGGCCGCCATCGCCTCGGGCGAGCTGTCGGTGCAGTACGACGGCAAAAAGGTCGAGTACCGCAGCATCGGCGACCTGCGCGCGGCGTACAACATGGTGCGCGGTGCGTTGATCGCCTCGGGCCAGCTGCAGGAGCTGGCCAACACGAACCGCGGCCCGGCCTCGCTGGCGGTGTTCTCCCGGGACTGACATGAACTGGATCGACCGATTCGTCAGTTTCGTGTCGCCCGTCGAGGGCGTCCGGCGCGCCCAGGCGCGCATGGCACTGGACACGGTGCGCGCCTACGATGCGGCCAAGGTCGGCCGGCGCACGGACGGCTGGGTCGCGGGCGGCGGGAGCGCAAACGCCGAGATCGCGCCGGCGCTGCACCGCGTGCGGCAGCGTTGCCGCGACGTCGTGCGCAACAACGAGTATGCGGCGAGCGCCCTCGACAAGCTGGTCACCAACACGGTCGGCACCGGTTTCGCGGCCAAGGCGTCCAATCAAGCCTTGTGGGACAGCTGGTGCGACTACTGCGACGCCGATGGTCAGCTGGATTTCGCGGGCCTGATCGAGCTGGCGCACCGGTCGCGCCGCGAGAGCGGCGAGGTGCTGATCCGCTTTCGCGTGCGCCGGCCCGAAGACGGCTACGAGGTGCCGCTGCAACTGCAGGTGCTGGAGGCCGATCACCTCGACACCAGCCGCATGGGGCCGCTGCCGAACGGCAATTTCGCGATCGCGGGCGTCGAGTTTGACCAGATCGGCACGCGCGTCGCGTACTGGCTGTTTCCGCAGCACCCGGGCGAGATCGCCGGCTACCGGCTCAAGACGTTGCAGAGCGTGCGCGTGCCGGCCAGCGAGGTGCTGCACTACTACCGCAAGCGCCGGCCTGGTCAGGTGCGCGGCATTCCCGAGTTTGGCGTCTCGCTGCTGCGCCTGCGCGACCTGGCCGACTACGAGCAGGCCGAGCTGGTGCGCAAGAAGATCGAGGCGTGCTTTGTTGCCTTCGTGCGCACGGACAGCCCGACGCAGCAGCTGGGTGAGGCCAAGGCCGTGAACGCCCAGCGCCAGGAGCGCGTCGCGCCCGGCATGATCAAGTACCTGTCGGACGCGGAGGGGGTCGAGTTCGGCGCGCCGGCGGCGTCCGGCGGCTATGGCGAGTACACCAAGACGCAGCTGCACGCCATTGCCGTCGGTGGCGGCACCACGTACGAGCAGATGACGGGCGACCTGTCGCAGGTGAATTTCAGCAGCATGCGGGCCGGCCTGGTCGAGTTTCGCCAGATGGTGCAGGCCGAGCAGTGGCTCGCGTTGGCGCCGATGGTGCTGCGGCCGGTCGCGCAGCGCTTCCAGGTGACGGCGCGCCTGGCGGGCAAGCAACGCGAAGCGATCAAGCCGTTCGTCTGGACCGCGCCAAAGCTGCAATGGGTGGATCCGCTCAAGGACGTGATGGCGACCAAGGAAGCACTGCGCGGCACGCTGATGAGCCTGTCCGAGGCCATTCGCGAGCGCGGCGACGACCCGGACCGGGTCTTCGCGGAGATTAGCAAGGAGCGCGAGCAACTGCGCGCCATGGGCATCCTGAGCGATGCCGACCCGGCCGTGTCTGAACGCCTGATCGACGCCGCCACCGTCGCCGACCTGACTGCGCAGTAACCGCGCGGTCAGCCTGCAATCTCGCCCCGCCAGGTGCACGCCTGCGCGGGGCTTTGTCTTTCTGGATCAAGCCAATGCCTGTGCTTCAAGAAGCCGCGCCGCGCCGCGAACAGCGCGACATGCCGCTGGCGAGCCGCTCGGCCGCCGTGCGCACGGTCAATACCGACAGCCGGACCGTCGATCTTGTCTGGACGACCGGCGCGCGCGTGCTGCGCTACGACTGGTGGAACGACCGTCCCTATCTGGAGGAGCTGAGCCTGGATCCTGCGCACGTGCGCATGGGCCGGCTGCAATCCGGCGCGGCGAATCTGCTGAACACCCATTCGAGCTCGGATCTGAGCGACGTGCTCGGCGTGGTCACCGGCGCGCAGCTGGACGGCGGCGCCGGCACGGCGACGGTGCGTTTCAGCCAGCGCCCGGACGTGCAGCCCGTGTTTCAGGACGTGGTCGACGGGATCGTGCGCAGCGTCTCGGTCGGCTACGCCATCTACAAGGTCGAGCGCATCGCGCCGGCCGTCGACGGCGATCCGTGGATCTACCGCGTCATCGACTGGGAACCCTACGAACTGTCCCTGGTGGCGGTGCCGGCCGACCCGGGGGCAACCACGCGCGCGGACCCGTCCGCCGGGCCGCGCGCCTCCGGCATCCAGCAGCGCACGTTCGCGTGCGAGTTCATCGAGCAGTCCAACCCGCCGGCAGCCGCCGGCACCCGTACGAGAGAGGAAAACACCATGCCTGGTGAAACGACCACCCAGCCGGCGGCGCAGACCCCTGTGTCGGCTCCGGCCCAAACGACCGCGCCGGCGGTGGACGAGCGCGCGCTGCAGGCTGCGCGCGAGGAGGGCGCCCGCTTCGAGGGCGAGCGCCAGGCCGGCATCCGCGAAGCTGTCCGCCTGGGCGGCCTGGAACTGTCGTTTGCCGACCAGTTGATCGGCGAGCGTTCCATGACGGCCGACGCCGCCGGCCTGGCCGTGCTGCGCGAGCAAGCCAAGCGTTCCGCTGCCACGCCGACGCGCTCGGCCGCCGGCATTGAGACGGTGAGGGACGAGACCGAGACCCGCCGCCAGTCCATGGGCGATGCGCTGCGCCTGCGTGCCAATCCGAGCGTCAGGCTGGACACCGAGCGCGCCGCGGCCGCGCGCCAGTATCGCGGCATGAGCCTGATGGACATGGCGCGCGAAGCGATCGAGCAGGCCGGCGGCAACACGCGCGGGCTGAGCAAGCGCGAGATGGCCGTCATGGCGCTGAACCTCGACCGCGATATGCAGGTGCGCGGCGGGATGCAGAGCACCAGCGATTTCCCCGAAATCCTGGCCAACACTGTCGGCCGCACCCTGCGCACCGCCTACGAACAACAGCCGCGCACGTTCCAGCCGTTTTGCCGCCAAGCGACTGCGCCGGACTTCAAGCAGATCGCGCGCACGCAGCTGTCGGAGTCGTCGGCCTTCCAGAAGATCAGCGAGGGCGGCGAGTACAAGCTGCTGACGTTCGGCGACACCGCTGAGAAGTACAGCCTGGCCAAGTACGGCGGCATCGTCGCCGTCACCTGGGAGACGTTGATCAACGACGACCTGTCGGCATTCGACCGCGTGCCGCTCGCATTGGCCGCCGAAGCCGCTGCCATCGAGGGCGACATCGTCTACGGCATCCTGCTGGGCAACCCGAGCATGGCCGACGGTACCGCGCTGTTCGATCCGGGCCACGGCAACCTGGCGGGGGTGGGCGCGGCAATCAACGAAACCACGCTCTCGGCAGGTCGCGCGGCGATGCTCAAGCAAAAGGGGCCGAAGGGCCGCGTGCTGAATATCCGCCCGAGCTACCTGCTCGTCGGCCCGGACAAGGAATACGAGGCAAACAAGTACACCTCGGCCAACTTCGTTGCGGCCAAGGCGATCGACATCAACCCCGCGTACAACACGTCGCTGGAGCCGATCGTCGAGGCTCGCATTCCTGGCAATCAGTGGCACTTGGCTGCGGCGCCGGGCATGGTCGACACGATCGAATACGCCTATCTGGAGGGCGAGGAGGGCCTCTTTACCGAGACCCGCCGCGGCTTCGAGGTCGACGGCCTGCAGATCAAGGCGCGCCACGTGTTCGCCGCCAAGGCGATCGACTGGCGTGGCCTGTTCAAGAACCCGGGCGCGTAAGCGGCCGGCCGTAGCAGCCTTCTCCCGACAACGGGCGCCCGAGCGGCGCCCGTTGTGCTTTCCAGCCTTCAAGGATCACAGCAATGAAAAACTACGTTCAGCAGGGCGACACCCTGACGCTGACCGCGCCGTACGCCGTCAATGCCGGCGATGCGGTGCTGGTGGGCAAGATTTTTGGCGTGGCGATTGCCAGTATCGCCGCCGGCGCCGACGGCGAGTTCGTTACCGAGGGCGTGTTCGATCTGCCCGCGCTCGGCACCGACACGCCGGCCCAGGGCGCCGTGCTGTACTGGGACAGCACCAACAAGCGCCTGACCACCACCGCCACCAGCAACACCCGCGTCGGCGTCGCCACGGCCGCCAAGGCCGCAGGCGGCACCACCGTGCGGATCAAGCTCGACGAGACGGTAGCCTGATGCCGTTCGATACCGACCGTTTCTGGCCTGCGTTCCGGCGGGCCGGCATGCTCCAGACCGTGCATGTCGTCAGCCCGGCCGGCGCTCCGGACTTTGATGGTCAGATCGAGGCGCCGACCGGTCTGTTCGCCGACGGCATGGTGCAGGTGGACGAGGTCACGCTCGAGTATCCGAGCGCCACACCGGTCGACCTGGCTCACGGCAGCGTGCTCCAGTGCAACGGCCGCACCTACAAGGTCATGGCCCTGCCAGAGCGCCTGCAGAACGGCTGGCTCACCCGCGTCAAGCTCAAGGAGACGAAAGCATGACGCCGACCAGCCGCAAGGCCATTCGGCACGCTGTGCGGGATCTGCTCAACGCGCAACCGGTGCTGCGGGGGCGCGTGTACGCCTCGCGCAACTACCCGGTCAACGGCGCTGATCTGCCGGTCGTGCTCGTGTACACCGAGCGCGACGCGGGCGAGGAGGTAACCGACACGATCACGCAGCGCACGATCGACCTGGTCGTGCGCGTGTGTGTGCATGGCGATGCCGACGAGGCGGCCGACGACGAGCTCGACGACCTGTGCGACCTGGTGGAGGCGGCGATTCAGGCGGCGATGTTTGGCTGGCTGGCTCCCCAGCCGCTGCTGGCTCAACTGGCCGAGGACGTCGCCTACCGCGACACCGCGCTCAGCTATCGGGGCGAAGACGGCCGGCAGGACATCCTGGCTGCCGAGATCACCTTCGGCGTGCGCTACGCCAGCGTGCCGAGCGGCAATTTCGACGATCTCGGCCTCGTCTCCACGGCCTTCGACATGGCCAGTCCCCGCAATGACCCGCCGCTGCCGGCCGGCCCGGATGGGCAGATCGACGCGCGCGCGGATATCGCATTCAACCAATAGCCCTCCACAGGGAGCACCTCATGCAAAGCATCACCGTCAAGCCCGTAGCCGGGCGGCTGGTGCGCGACCCCGTCACGGGGCGCGAGATTACCGGGCCGACCCCGGTCGACGGCGACGATCCGTTCTGGATCCGGCGCCTCGCCGATGGCGACGTGCAGGAAGACACGGGCGCGGATACCAACAACCTGCCGGCCTCGGTCGACGTCGCGCATGACGCCACCACCGCCAACGGCCACGCCGAGGAGCAGTAATGGGCGCGATCAGCTTCAATCAGATCCCGGTCAACCTGCTGACGCCGGGCCAGTACGTCGAATTCGACAACAGCAAGGCGGTGTCGGGCCTGGTGGTGATGCCCAACCGCATCCTCCTCATCGCCCAGATGCTGGCCAGCGGGACGGCCGCGGCGAACGTGCCGTTCCAGGCTGACAATCTGGTGGGCGTGCAGAACCGCTGCGGGCGTGGCTCGCATGCGGCGCTGATGTTCGAGGCGGAACTGCGCATCACCGACACGATCGAGACGTGGATCCTGCCGCTCGCGGACGCGGCTGGCGGGGTGGCGTCCACCGGCACGATCGCCCTGGGCGGCACACCGACGGCTGCCGGCACGCTGAATCTGTATATCGCGGGCGATCGCGTGCAGGTGGCGGTCAGCGCGACCGACACGCCGGCCACGGTGGCGACGGCTCTGGCGGCGGCGGTCAACGCCAGTCCGGACCTGCCGGTCACTGCCGCATCGGCCGCGGGCACCGTGACTCTGACCGCGCGCAACAAGGGGTCGCTCGGCAATGACATCGATCTGCGGGTCAACTACTACCCGCTGTCGGAAGCGACGCCGGGCGGGCTGACCGTGACCATCACGGCGATGGCCGGTGGCTCGGGTGACCCGTCGATCGCGGCCGGCCTAGCGGCTATCGGCGAAACGCAGTTCAACACCGTGCTGATGGGGCTGTCCGATGGCGCCAACATGGCACTGATCGAGACCGAGCTCGACGCGCGGTGGGGGCCGCTGCGCCAGAACGACGGGCGCGTGCATACGGCGGTGCGCGGCACGGTCGGCTCGCTGAACACGTACGCGAATGCGCGCAACAGCCCGCATGCGGTGGCCTGGTCGGTCGAGCAAGGCGGTTCGCCGTCGCCGGTCTGGGAGCACGCCGCGATCTGGGGCACGATCTGCGCCTACTACCTGGGCAGTATCGACCCGGCCCGGCCCGTGCAGACGCTGGTCGGCACCGGGCTGCTGCCGGCCTCGCCGGAAAAGCGGTTCACCCGGGCGGAGCGCAACAACCTGCTGTCGTATGGGCTGGCGACGTACATCGCCAACCCAGGCGGCGAACTGGCGGCCGAGCGCGCTGTCACGACGTACACGCAGAACGCGAGCGGCATCGTGGATCCCAGCTACCGTGATGCGGAGACGATGTACACGCTCAGCTACCTGCGCTACAGCGTGCGCGCCCGGATCGCTCAGAAATTCCCGCGTCACAAGCTGGCCAACGACGGAACGGTGTTCGATGCCGGCCAGGCTGTGGCCACGCCCAGCATGATCCGCGCCGAGCTGATCGCGCTGTTCCGGGACTGGGAGGAGGCCGGCCTGGTCGAAGACTTCGACCAATTCAAGGCTGACCTGCAGGTCGCGCGCAGTAGCACCGACGTCAACCGCGTCGACGTGCGGATCCCGCCGAACCTGATCAATCAGTTCCGCGTCTTTGCGGCGCAGATCCAGTTCCGCCTGTAACACGACGCGCGGGGCATTCGCCTCGCGCGATCCTTCGAGGACAACGATATGAGCAAACAAGTCATGGGGCGCGCGTACATCACCGTCGATGCGCAGCGCCTCGCATCCGTGCCCGGCACGGCCAAGCTGGATACCGGCGGCGTCGAACGGACGGCGCGCGTGTCGGACGCTGGAATCGTTTATTTCACCGAGAGCCCCAAGCAGGCCGAGCTCGAGTGCGACATCCTGATCACTGCCGACACCAACATCCTGGCCCTGAACAACACGACCGATGCGGTGGTGCTGTTCGAGGCGGACTCGGGCCAGAAATACATGGTCCGTAATGGCGCGGTGGCGACGCCTCTGAATCCGCAGGCGGGCGAAGGCAAGGCCTCGCTCAAGATGTTCGGCGCACCGGCGGAGGATGTCTGATGGCTGCGATCACTTCCCTGAAGGTCGAGCTGAGCGAGCCGCTCAAGCTCGCGGGCGGCGCCGAGCTGGCCGAGCTGACACTGCAGCTGCCGAAGGCGCGGCACCTGCGCACGATGAAGGTCTCCGGCAAGCCGGACATGGGGATGATCCTCGACCTGGCGGCCGAGCTGGCCGGGCTCACCCCCGCCGAGATCGACGAAATCTGCGCCGCGGACGCCATGGAGGTCGTCGGCGTGCTGAGCCCTTTCTTGGTCAAAGACGGTGGGACGACGCAGTCGCCCTCATCGCCTACACCTTCCACTTCCCCCCAGAGTCCATCTGGGACATGACGGCAGCGGATCTCGACTTCTGGTGCAGTAAGGCCGAGGAGATCTACAGGGCGCAAGTCAATGCCAGGAGTTGAGAGCCATGGGCAACAGCAACAAGGCCGAGATCGTCATCACCGCGCTGGACAAGGCCAGCGCGGTTTTGACGCGGATCGGTGAGAAATTCGACAGCATCACCAAGCCGGTCGGTCGCGTGCACGAGGCGGTCAGCAAGTTTTCCGACGCGACTGGCTTTGGCAAGATGCAGAGCGCGGTCGGCGGTCTGACCGAAAAGCTCAAGGGCCTGGCCACCGCCTCGGTGGGCCTGGGTGTCGGCTACAGCGTCGCGCTGGGCGGCATGATTGCAATGGCGCACAAGGCAGCCGAAGCGATCGACCAGGTCGGCGACCTGGCCTCGCGCTACGGTGTCGCCACGCAGGATATCCAGGTGTTCGGCGGCTTCGTCGAGGAGGCGGGCGGCAGCGTGGAGGACGCCTCCAAGGCGATCGGCAAGCTCAACAAGAACATGAGCCTGGCGCGCGCCGGCAGCAAGGAAATGCAGGCGGCGTTCGCAACCGCGAACATCACCCTGCAGGATCTGCGTACCAAGACGCCGGCCGAGGTGCTGTTCAAGATGGCCGAGGCTGCGAAGGTGTCGCAGAAGGAAGGCGCGAAGCTGGCCACGCTGGAGGCGCTGATGGGCAAGAGTGGCTCGATCATGCTTGACACGCTCAACAAGGGAGGCGACGAGCTGCGCGAGCGATACCAACAGATGACGGCAGACGGCGCGCTGTACACCGCCGAGCAGATCGCGCAGGCGGACGCCTTCGACAAGTCCTGGCGGCGCATGTCGCGCACGGTCGAGAGCGTGCGCAATTCCATGGGGATGAAGCTGGCCAACGCAATTCAGCCGTTGGTCGACCGGATGCAGGCCTGGGTGGTGGCCAACCGCGCCATGCTGGAATCGAAGGTGGACAAGTTCGCCGCGGCGCTGCCCGGCGTGCTGACCGACGTGCTCGATGTCTTCCAGGCACTGTGGGGCATCGCCCTGAAGCTGGGCGGTGCGTTCAAGGCGCTGAAGGAGGCGATCGGGCCGACCAACGCCGTGTTGGCCGTGCTGGCGCCGATCCTCGCCCCCGTGGTGCTGGCGGTGGGGCAGGTGGTGTTTGCCTTCGGCCGCTTCGCGTGGATCCTCGGCAACGGCCTGTTCATGATGCTGCCCAAGCTGATCGGCCTGATCCGGCTGGTGGGCGTGGCGTTCATGAGCAACCCGATCCTGCTGGCGATCGGCCTGATCGCCGCCGGCGCCTATCTGCTGTGGCGGAACTGGGACACGGTGGTGGGCTGGCTCAAGGCGGCATGGCAGACGCTCGGCGAGGTCGCGATGGGCACCGTGCAGGCGGTGCTTGCGATCTGGTCTGGCATCGGCGAGGCGTTGATCGCGGTGTTTACCGGGGATTGGGCCAAGCTCGGGCAGATCGTGCGGGGCGCGCTCGACGTCGTCCAGAAGTGGTTTCCGGGACTGTATGACGCCTTCACGGCCGTGTGGGACCGCATCACGGCGTGGCTGACCGAGAAGCTGCAGGCGCTCACCAGCATGCTGCCGAGCTGGCTCACCGGCGGGTCGATCAACGTCACCGCTGCGGTGCCGCCGCCTGCTGGTGGTGCCGGTGGCGTTGCCCAAGTGATCGCGGCAGGCGGCCCGCAGCGCCAAGAGGTGGGCGGTCGGATCCAGATCGAGGTGGTCGGTGCGCAGGCCAAGGTGACCGACATGCGTTCGAGCAATCCCAACGTGCCGCTGGATGTGCTAGCAGGTCAATACGCCTTTTAGTGAACCGATACCGTATGGTTTGAATTCGCGGGATTTTGTGCGTGTGGCCGTAGGGAGATTCCTTGGGCCGGTTTTAAGGGTGAGGTCGACAGTAATCAGGGGCTGAAATTACTCTCTTTGGTCATAACCGGTGCGAACGCGGGGATTTTGGTTGATAAACGCATTTAGACCTCGCCCATCGGTCGCCAGTTGTTTCATACGGACAATGTTGCCGGCGCCAGCGCTTGCGTTGCTGTAGCGATATCTTCGATAAGGGCTTCCGGAGGAGAATTCGATCCATATGTGGTCGTCGCCAATTTGGTAGAAGGCAATACCGGAATCTCCATTCAGATTCTTGTACGGTTCCATCATTGCTCCTCGTGGTAGCTAAGGCAGTAAATGCCTGGGCTTGCAGTATAGGGGGCTGTCGCGACGTATCAATGATCATTCGCACGTCGATCTGTCGGATTTCGTTTTAGGGGGAAACACCAATGCGTCGTGAGGCTTGTGGAGAATTTCGATGTAATGACATGGATGTGTGCTGAGATACTGCGATTGGGTTATTTTTATTTCAAACCAAGTTGCGCCCGGCCTTTGTGCCGGGCGTTTTGCTTTCTGGAGCAGCCATGTCCTGGCGTGATGAATTGCGGCCGGCCTCGTTTCGCGGCGTGCCGTTCGAGACGCGTGGCGAGCACGGTCTGTCGGGCGGTCGCCGGCGGGCCACGCACGAATACCCCCAGCGAGACGAACCGTATGTCGAGGACATGGGCCGCAAGGCGCGCGAGCGCAAGATTACGGCCTTTGTGATCGGGGCGGACTACATGACCGGGCGCGATGCGCTCATCGAGGCGTTGGAGATGGCCGGCTCGGGCGAGCTCGTGCTGCCGTTCGCGGGGCGGCGCTCTGTCATCGCTGGCGACTTCAGCATGATGGAAAGCACCGAGTACGGCGGCATGGCCGTCTTCACGCTGTCCTTCACGGAGGCCGGCCGGCAAGCCGAGCCCAATAGCGAGGTCGACGCCGACGGCCAACTGGCCCAGAGTCAGGAAACCGCGTTTTCCGACATCGCAGACGACTTCGCGAGCGGGTTCGACCTGTCCGGCCTGCCAGCGTGGTCGGTGGATGACATTCAGTCCACGGTCACAAGCTTCCTGGGGCTGGACGCGTTCAAGGCTCAGGCGTCGGACGTCCTGAGCATCAAGGGCCGTCTCACCAGCCTGCTGCTGACGCCGCTGACGCTCGCGAACACGTTGATCGACCTGGTGCGAGGCGTGACCGACGTGCGGGGCATTTTCGATGTGCCGTACATCCCGGTCCGGTCTTGGCGTAGCCAGGCGGTTACGGCGGCAAGCGCGGCGGCGACGGTGACGGCCGCGGCGACTGCGACGCGCGGTGTGGTCGTGCAACGGCAGGCTGCCGTGAACATGCTGATGCACCGCGCGGCGCTGGTGCAGGAGACGGCCTTGATCGCGGATCTCCCGACTCGGACCAGTGTCGAGGCGGCGCGCCGCCAACTGCTGGGGATAGTGTTCAAAACTCCCGCAAGCGCGGGCAGTCGAAGGAAGGTTCGCAACGCTGGATGAACCCATGAAACAAAGCGACCTTGGCCTGGACCTGAGCAACCGACGCACGCGCAAGCAGGTATTTCTGGATGAGATGGAACGTGTGGTGCCGTGGCAGGCGTTTTTGGCGTTGATAGCGCCGCATGCGCCGGTCAAGGCGACGGGTCGGAAGCCGTTTCCAGTCGAAACGATGCTGCGCATCCACTTTCTGCAGCAATGGTTCGGGCTGACGGACGTGGCGATGGAAGAGGCGCTGTACGACGTGCCGTTGTATCGGCAATTCGCGGGGCTGGGAGGCATAAGCCGACTGCCGGACCGGGTCAGCATTCTGCGCTTTCGGCACTTGCTGGAGCGACACCAGTTAGCCGAGCAATTTCTGCAGACCGTCAACGCGCAACTCAGTGCGAAGGGCTACCTGCTCAAAGAGGGCACGGTGGTCGACGCCTCGCTGATTGCCGCGCCCAGTTCGACCAAGAATGGCAGCGGCAAGCGTGACCCAGAGATGCACCAGACCAAGAAAGGTAACCAGTGGCATTTCGGCATGAAAGCGCACATTGGTGTGGATGCGGACTCGGGGCTGGTGCACACCGTAGTGGGCACGGCCGCCAACGTCAACGACGTGACGCAAGCGCACGCATTGGTGCATGGCAAGGAGGCCGACGTGTTCGGCGATGCCGGCTATCAGGGCATCGACAAGCGCGAAGAGGTGCAGGAGTTGAAGGTGCGTTGGCATGTGGCATTACGCCCGGGCAAACGCCGCGCCTTGGACAAGAGCACCGTGTCGGGTGCGCTCGTCGATGAGCTGGAGCGGGTCAAGGCGCGCATTCGTGCCCGCGTGGAACATCCGTTCCGAGTCATCAAGCGCCAGTTTGGGCACTTGAGGGTGCGCTATCGAGGCTTGATAAAGAACACACAGCAATTACACACGCTGTTTGCCCTGAGCAATCTGTGGATGATGCGCGGGCGACTGATGCGTGAGGCCCGCGCATGAAGGAAAACCGCCCCGAGCAGGCGGGAATCGGCCTCTCCATGCTGCGCGTAGCGTTCCGTTCGCGTCAGGCTTCGCATCGTCTGTTACGCATCCGCTTCGCTTCGATGACTCAGTTCGACGGAATGAGTTCTGAACACCATCCCTGGAGCACTTCGACGCGCATGATGCGACGCCCGGCCTGTTGCGGCCGTCGCCCGTGCTGGCGGAGTCGTTGCGAACCCTGCAGGTCGACGCGCTCGTCGCGCTGCGTCGCCAGGCCGCCGCCTTGCCTCAGTCCTACACGCTGCAGCTGCTGCAGGCGACGCCGGCCGTCGTGCTGGCCTATGACCTGTACCAAAATCTGCGTGCCGACGAAATCGTCCTGCGCAACGGCGTGCGGCATCCCGGCTTTGTGCCGGCGGGTGTTCCGCTGGAGGTATCGAGCCAATGACCGGCGACCGCAACAGGCTGTCGCTCAAGGTGGGCGGCCAAATTTTCAGCGGCTGGACGAGCGTACGGGTGCGCCACAGCATCGAGCAGATCGCGGGCACGTTCGATATCTCGTATACCGAGCGCTGGCCGGGCCAGACGCAGGGCTGGGTGATTCCGGCCGGCGAGTACTGCGAGGTACGGATCGGCGCGCACACCGTGATCAGCGGCTTTGTCGACAAGACGGCCGTCAGCTACGACGGCAACAGCCACGAGCTGCGTGTCACGGGGCGAGACCGCACCGGTGACCTGGTCGACTGCTCGGCGCCGTCGAAAGCGTTCTCCGGACTCACGTTCAAGCAACTGGCCGACGAACTGTGCAAGCCCTTCGGGATCACGGTCTACGACGAGACGGTCGATGAGAAGAAGTTGACTGTCTCGCAAAAGAAGATCGGCAAGAAGGGCACCAAGCCGCAGACCAAGCGCGTGAGTGCCGCCTTGCCCAAGGCCGCATGCCAAAACTCAGAGACCGTGTTCCGGACGTTGCAACGCCTCGCACGTAACGAGGGCGTGCTGTTGGTCTCGGATGCGGAGGGCGGCCTGCTGCTCACGCGCGCGGGCCGCGCGGGCCGGATCGGTGTGCCCCTGCAACTCGGCTCCAACATCCTGGCCGCCGAGTTCGAGCATTCGCAGGCGAACCTGTTCTCCGAGATCACCGTCAAGGGACAGGCGTCGACCCAGGATGCCGACGGCTCGGCCGGCAAGATGGAGAACTGGCTCAGTCCCAAGCACACCGTCACACGCGGCGGCGGTACGGGGGTGAAAACTGGTAACAGCCAGATCACCCGCTACCGGCCGCTGATTGTCGTCGCCGAGGCACAGGCCGACGCGCGGCGCGTCAAGCTGCGCGCCGAGTGGGAGGCCGGCAACCGCGAGGCCAAATCGCGCACGTACAAGGCGACCGTGCAGGGCTGGTACCCCAGCGAGCAGGATCAGGACATCTGGCGTATCAACAGCGTGGTGCGTGTGATCGACGCCTGGGCGCGGATCGACGAGGACTGGCTGCTGGCCTCGATCGATTTCACGCTCGACGAGGGCGGCACGCGGGCCGTGCTGGAGCTCACCAGCCCGAAGGCCTTCGACGAACTGCCCGAGCTGCCCCAGCCGCAGGCCGGTGCCGTCGGAAAAATGGAGAAGTGGTGATGCTCGAGATCATCGACAACATGCTGGCGCCGCTGCGGGCGCGGGTGGCGCTGATGGTCGCGCGCTGTGTGCTGACGGCCGTCAACGACGCCGCGGGCCTCCAGCGCGCCCAGGTACGGGTGCTGGCGGACGACGATCACGACGACGTGGAGCGCTTCCAGCAATACGGCTTCACGGGCGTGCCGCAGGCCGGCGCGGAAGGGCTGTTCCTGGCCGTTGGCGGCAATACCGATCACGGCGTACTGATCGGGGTGGAGGACCGCCGGTACCGGCTCAAAGGGCTGCAGGGCGGCGAGGTCGCGCTCTATGACGACCAAGGGCTCAAGGTGCACCTCACGCGGGACGGCATTGTCGTCGACGGCGGTGGCAAGGATGTGCAGTTCGTCAACACGCCGACGGTGCGCATTCCGCAGGATCTGCAGGTCGGTCGCGACATCGTCGCCGGCCGCGATATCGCGGACTCGGGCGGCGGCAAGACCATGCGGGGCATGCGCGGCACCTACAACGGGCACAACCACCCCGAGAACAACGTGGCTGACGGCAATACCAATCAACCGAACCAATCGATGTAATGGATATCGAGCTTTTCTGGAACGCCGACGAGTGCCGTTGCGAATGGCGGCAGCGCCCGGATGGCCAACTGGCGGTCGATCATGACCTGAAAACCGCAGCGCTGGTTTCGCTGTTCACCTGGCGCCGCGCCGAGGCGGGCGACCGCTTGCCGGACCCGAAGGGGCCGCGGCGCGGCTGGTGGGGTGACCTGCTGGGCGCCAAGCCGATCGGCTCGCGCTTGTGGTTGCTCTCGCGCGAGAAACAGACCGCCGAGGTGGTGCGGCTGGCCAAGGAATACGCGGAGGAGGCGCTGGCCTGGCTGGTCGAGGACGGCGTCTGCAAGAGCGTCGACGTGATGAGCGAGATCGTGCGACCAGGCATGTTGGGGCTGCGGTGCCGCTTCACTCGGCCGGATGCTTCCCAGGTGGCATTCAAATTCGATTTCGCCTGGCAAAACCTCTCAACGATGACGAGCTGACATGGCATTTCAACGTCCCGAATTGATGGACTTGCGCGATAGCGCCTACGCCGCGATCGAGGCGATCCCGGGCGCGGATGCGCGGATGCGGTTCGCGGTGCTCAACGCGTTGGCCGTGATGACGGCCGGCGCGGCGGACGGGCTCTACGGCTATCAGGAATGGATCAGCAAGCAGATCCTGCCGGACAAAGCGGAAAAGGAGTTTCTCGACCGGCATGCGTCGCTGTGGCTCGAAGGCGGGCGCAAAGGCGCGGCGCCGGCGAGCGGCAACGTGATTGCGGCGGGCACAAACGGAAGGGTGGTGCCAGCGGGAACGGTGTTCATCCGGTCGGACGGTGTGCAGTACGCCTCAACAGCGGATGCGACGATCACGAACAACGTGGCGACCGTGCCGGTCCGGGCCACCACTGCGGGCCTGGCTACCAACGCCACGCTGGGGCAGAGCCTGTCGCTGATGACGCCGGTGCCCGGTGTGCAGAGCGTCGCGACGGTGGATGCCGACGGCTTGACTGGCGGGACCGACATCGAGGAGGACGATCCGTTGCGGGCTCGCCTGCTGGAGCGTCTACGGCAGCCGCCCGACGGCGGCGCGGCCTCGGACTATGTGCAGTGGGCGCTCTCGGTGTCCGGAGTCACGCGTGCATGGGTGGCGCCGCTGGAGCAGGGGGCGGGGACCGTGGTGGTGCGGTTCGTGCGCGATGGCGACTCGCCCATGATTCCCGACGACAACGAGGTCGCCGCGGTGCAGGCATACATCGACAGCGTCCGGCCGGTGACAGCGCAGGCGATTGTCGTGGCGCCTGTAGCGATGCCGGTCGTCTACCAGATCCAGCTGGCGCCAAATACCGCAGCGGCGCGCACAGCCGTCGAGGCCGAGCTGCGCGACCTGCATCTGCGCGAGGCGATTCCGGGCGGGACGTTGCTGCTGTCGCACATCAATGAGGCGATCAGCATCGCTGCCGGTGAGACCGATCACGTGCTGGCAGCGCCGACGGCCAACGTCGCGGCGCCGGTGGGCCAGCTTGCGACTTTCGGGGGCATCACATGGTTGTGACGGTTGCGAACTACCAGCGCCAGATGCTGCGCCTCTTGCCTGAGGGACCGGCCTGGCCACAGGAGGAGGGCGACCTGGCCGCCCGGGTGGTCGGCGCGCTGGCCTCCAGCTATCTGGCCGCACACGGCAGCGCCGAGCAGATGCACGAGGAAGCGGATCCGCGAACGGCGGCGGCGCTGCTCGATGACTGGGAACGGAACTACGGTCTGCCGGATGAGTGTCTGCTGCCGACCACGTCGGTGGCGGACCGCCGCGCACGGCTGACACAGCGGGTCGTGTGGCGGGGCGGGCAGTCTCGCAGTTTCTTTATCGGGTTGCTGGGCGCGTTGGGCTACCCCGGCTGCACGATCACCGAATTCCGGCCGATGCAGGCCGGCAGCAAATGCAACGCTCCGCTCAACCAGGGCGGCTGGCGGCATGCGTGGCGGGTGAATGTGCCGATCGCGGCAGACGTGCGGACCATGAAGGCCAACAGCCGATGCAACGAGCCGTTGGCGAGCTGGGGCGATCCCGGCTTGCAGTGCATGCTGGCGCGCCACAAGCCAGCGCAAACCATTCTCTATATTTCCTACGGAGTCAGCGCATGAGGCGTATTTCTACGTCCACCAAGGTGGTCGACAAGTTCGGCACGGGCAAACACGGGTTCACCAACGGCAACGCGGCCGGCGGCGTCGCCTCGACCGACATGGAGGATGTTTGGTTCGACCACGTGCAGGAGGAGATCGCCAATGTGATCGAAGCCACCGGCGCCGCGTTGGACTCGAGCAATCGTGCCCAGCTGCTCGCTGCGATTCAGTCCCTGCAGTCGGCGCTGGTGCAGGCGACCGCAGGGTCCGCGGGGGCGACCTCGTTTCGCAACAAATTGCTCAACAGCGCTGCGCAGGTGGCCATCCAGGCTACATCGCCAACGCTGTCCACTTCGCCGCAATACGGCCCGGTCGAAATGGTCGCGGGGTGGGCCTCGGGCGGCGCGATTTCGGCCGGGACGCTCGCGCAGGATACGGCGGCGCCCGTGGGGCGCTCGGGCAAGGCGGTCCGGTTTCAGAGCTGCACGCTCACGGGCGCCGGGCAACTGTCCTGGCGGTACCGAATGGAAGCGGGCGATGCGGTGAACCTGAAAAACCAGACCGTCACGTTCCAGATCAAGGTCCGGCACAACGTTGGTTCGGCGATCAACTACACGATGGTGCTGAGAACGCCCACGGCCGCGGACAATTTCGCGTCGGTCAACGTGATCAGCAGCAAAACGGTGGCGGTGGCTTCCGGCACCTCACAACAGCTCACGTTCACGGTGGCGCTGGGCGATTGCTCGAACGGCCTGGAGATTGGTGTCGATGCTGCGTGCGGCGCCGTCACGACCAAGGATTTTTGGTATGCCGAGTGGGGTCTCGAGGAGGGAGCGACGGCCACTCAAGTCGAGTTCCGGCCCATGCAAATCGAACTGGCGGCGTGCCAGCGCTACTACCAGGCCGATACGTTCCACTGCGGTGGGTCTCCGTTGGCTAGTGGTTCTGGCAGCACCGCGATCACTGCGAATACGACGGGTCTGCAGGGCACCAAGACCCTGCCGGTTCAAATGCGTGCCACGCCGACATTGACGTTCAAGGATCTGGTTGGCAATGCCGGAGCGTACACCGTCTACAACGGCTCGCAGACCAACAATCAGGGCACGTCGAGCGGAGGGCTTAGCGCGAGTGCGACGGCCCTTGATATGGACGCTCTGTGGCCGGGCTATGGCGCCACGTGGTGCCGGGTGAATTACGTTTTGAATGCGAGGCTGTAAATCATGGAATACCAGCTCGGCAGTAACGATACCGTGGTCCGGCTCGATGACAACGCGATCATCCCGGCGGATCCGGACAATGCTGATTATCGGGAATACCTGGCCTGGGTCGATGCAGGCAATACGGCCATGCCGCGATCGTCGCAGACGTCGGCTGATGCGAAGTCGGCCCAGATGGCTATCGTGGAGACGGCCTATCGGGCAGCGGCGCAGCAGCCTGTGAGCTACATGCAAACGATGTTTCAGGCCGATGTCGCCAGCCAGGCCGGCGTTGCCAAGGCATTGGTGGCCGGCGCGCCGCTCCCGCCGGATTTCTTTTGGCTGGACGCCGCCAACAGGCGGGTGCCGATGACGTTCGTTCAGCTGCAGGGACTTGCCGGCGTGATGCTCGCGCAGCGGCAGGTCGCTTTTGCCAAGAAGACGACCCTCAAAGAGCAGATCCGGAACGCGGAAGCGGATGAGGACGTCCAGGCGGTTACCTGGGACTGATCCCGAGCTGCGAGGCTCGATGCTGACCGGCTTGCCGGTGCAGACGTATTGAACCGATGGCCGCATTCGCGGCATTTTTTTTGCCCGCCACGCGCGGGTTTTTTCATTTTTGGGGGTAGTCCTATGCCATTTACCGATCCCGCCAAGCTGGGCGGGCGGAATCTTGCCGCGTTTCTGGACATGCTGTCGTACAGCGAGGGTACCGACAACGGGCGGCAGCCGACCCGCGACCGAGGCTACGACGTGCTGGTGGGCGGCGGGCTGTTTGTGAGCTACGCCGACCACCCGCGCATCTTGGTCGAGCTCCCGCGTCTTGGCATCAAGTCGACCGCGGCAGGGCGATACCAGCATCTTGCACGATGGTACGACGCCTATCGTCGCCAACTGCGGCTGACCGATTTCGGCCCGGCCGCGCAGGATGCGATCGCGGTCCAGCAGATTCGGGAGCGGGGTGCCCTGGCCGACATCCAGGCCGGCCGGCTCGCTGCGGCCATCGACAAGTGCCGAAACATCTGGGCCAGCTTGCCGGGTGCCGGCTACGGCCAGCACGAGCACAAACTCGAGACGCTCCGCACGCAATACCTGCGGTGTGGCGGGCAGGAGGGGGCGGCCTAAATGACCGAAAACGAAATCGTGGTAGCCGTGAAAGTCGGCGGTGCTGCGGGGCTGGGGTCGGTCATCGCGCTGCGTTTTCTGCCGGGTAGCTGGTGGCAACGTGTGCTGTCGTTTGCCAGTAGCCTGGGTATCGGCTGTCTGGCCGGCGGCGCGGCCGTCGAGCGTTTCGGCCTGGTGCCCGGCTCCTACACGCACATGCTCGCCGTGGCGTCGGCCGCCATCTTCGGCCTGGCCATCGTCAACAACGCAATGCAGCAGATTCCCGAGATCCTGAACGACATGCGCCGGCGCTTCGTGGCCAAGGAGTAACCATGCTCGCATCTATCAACGATGTGGCCAACGCCATCATCTTTGCGGGATCGCTGTGGGCGGTCCTCACGCACCAAGTGCCCACGCGCACGGGTGCCGCGCTGGTGCTGGCGCTGGTCAATTTCGCCGCGCTCGGCAACATCGTCATTCCGGGCGCGTGCCACAGCGTGCCCGAGGTGGCACTGAATGTCGCGGTGGCCGTCGGGGCGCTGTGGGCCTTCTGGCGGCTGGAGCTGCGCCGCCGGTTTTCCAAGCGGGGGCGAGCATGACTTTCCTCGATCCGCGGTTCCTGCTGGCGGCGCTGCTGGCACTGCTGGCCGCCTACGGGGCGGGCTACAGCAAGGGGGGGCGCGACAGCGCCGCCACGCAGCGGCAGGAACTGCAGGAATGGCAACTGACCGCCGAGGCTGCGACCGAGCTCTACCTGCAGGTCCGCGACCGCAAGGAAGCTCGGTACCGAACCATCACCCAAACTGTGGAGGTCGCCAAGAATGCGACGCCTGACATTGCTGACTGCCGCACTGGTGACGACTGGATGCGCATCTACCGTGACAACGCCGCGATTGCCAACGGCACAGCCGTGCCCGCCGGTTCTGGAGGTGCCGACGGGGCCGACGCTCGCTGACCTGCGGCAGTTCGCGCTGGACCTGCAGCGCCAGGGAGGGGAGTGTCGCGATCGGCATCAGGCGCTGGTCGACGCGCTGTCGCAGCGTTGAAAAAAGCGGGCCGTGAGGCCCGCTCCGTCGTGCTAGATAAAACGGATACTTCGCAACGCTTTGAGTGCAGGCATTTCGACGGGCAACGTCCATGCGGCGGCGTCAAACTGCGCAACAAGAATCAGCGGCTCTACGAGGCGAGGTACCGTCTGCTCGATGATCAGGCGGATCTTGTCGCGAAGGCTCACGCTGCTTTCGTTTGAATAGCAGACGTAAGTGGCGTCGGGCAGTACATGGCTTCGTCCATCGTCGCCAACGATGAATCGGACGAAGTTGATCGAGGCCATCCGATCGTGCAGCTTCGCGTAGTCCTCTTCGGACGCCGCGTGTACGGTAATACGGGCAATATGCGTGTGCATTTTTGGCTCCAATGTCGCGTGCGCGACAGAGAATTGGTGATCACGTTTTCGCGTACTCCGAAAAGGGGCATGCGAAAAAAATTTTGAATTGAATTCCAAGCGATCCCAACTTAGAATTGAGCCTGAAGAACGCAGTGTGTCGGGAAACTGACGGCGAAAAAGGTGCCCTCCCGGGTAACAGGATCGTAAATCGGAGCTGGTGGAACAGCTCCGATCATTGCTTCTTCAAGCGGTGCCTGGGGTCCAAATTGCGCTTCCTTGTCATGGGGAATTCTGCGCAGTTTGGACCTTGTCTTTTTCATCGGCCGCACCGGTATCGGCGATTACCGGGCGCCTCGGACAGGTATTTTCATTCGTTCCTCCAGTAGTCGTTACTCCATCTGGGTTAGGGGTACTGGAACTAAGTATATCTGAACAATTGAAGTTCGCAATTTATGGAAATGACAACGGGCGGGCTATTTTCCAACGCATGTGCGGTGCAAAAAATCTCGCTAAGCCCTAATGGATAAGGGGTGGTGAGGGTTATAATGCCCTGTTGTGATGATTATGTGCTGGGGGAGTCGCTCGTCATCTTGATGCCCGAACTGCATTCAGCGGGAATGCATATCGTGGCCGTGAGGGGCGCAGCCGGGGGAACTCAAGCTATCCGTGCGACTCGTTTGAGCGCGAGCCTGGGGTGCGTGAGGGAGAGGGGCATCAATTGATGCGGGCGTCTGCTGTTGGTGCCTTACCTTGCGCCATCGAGGCCTGAGTGTCCGGCAGGCCGAACATGAGCGTCAGCCAGGCCAGGGGATGAGGCGGGGCGCTTTGTAATGGCTGCCTATGTCGCGTCGGCTTACCGTCTGAAGAGGCGACTCAAAAGCGAGCGCTTCTTTTCTTGTAGGCGCTTCCCATGTTTTCTCAGGTATTCCTCGGACTCCTTGGCGTCTTGATCGATGTCCAAGTCGGAGGGGGCTTCGAAAACGCAGGCAATCGCCTCGCGCCATTCGGGGCTCGCCTGCCATGCGTCCAAATAGGAGCTTCGCTGCATCGGCGTTAGAGACGCCCAATATGGTCGCCACTCCTGATCGAACCAGGGTTCGGCGATGCCTTGTCTAACGTGCATCGCCAACTCGTCAGGTTTGATGTGTGGGAATACGACCCACGGCGGCTGTGGGGCTTTGAGGGGGTCAGTTGGCATCAATATGATCCGCGATCCAGTCGAATCCGAAATATCCCGCGGTGCCCCCGACGACCGCGCCGATGGCCCCAGTGACAACTGCACCAGGCCCTGTCTCGAAACCCAGCGCGGCGCCGCCTGCCGCTCCAAGCTTCATCCCGGCCCAGGCGGTCGCCCACCCCCCAGCCTGCCGAACAGATTCGGCGACGATGGGCTTGGCAGAATGGCGCACGATGGACTTCTGGGTGGCTCGGCTCAAATCGACCGCCGTCATGGCAAATCCAACGACCTGCACGCCCTGCAACCCGCGCGTCAGTGCCATGCTCGTGGCGCCCTTGACCGCGTTGGCAGGGACCGCGCCCCGGACAAGCACTTCACGGTCAGCCTGCACTAGGCGTTTGATTCTCTCGATGTTGGCGGCAGCGTTGCTACCACGAGCTTTGGCCGCAATTCGATCCAGGTCGGCGAGGATTTCCGCAGTGTCGTGGAAGGTTGCGCCCGCAGCTCTGGCCTTGTCAACGTCGATCCAGAAGTGACTGCCGGAGAATCTCGGTGCGCCAAACGCGCGGGACGACGCAGATGAGTATGGGCTCGGCTTCATCCCAAGGGCGTGCCGGCCGGGTGGCAGGTTCGATGCGGGGTTGGTCGGGTGCAAGCCAAACACTTCAGGGTTGGGCATGAGAGGCACGGGCTGGCCAAGTCTCGCGGCATAGGCCTTGGCCATTGCGGGATTCACCATCACTTTGCGGACGACCTTGGAGCGCGCGGGATTGATCTCGTCCGCCAATACGAAAACGTAAGCGCGCCCGGGAATGACGCTCGGGGCGTGCTCTTGCTGCCGGCTGGCTGCAACCCCGCTGGTGGTCGGGGGAGTTGTTGTCGGTTGACGAACTAGTGAGTCGCGCAGGTGCAGCGACTGCCCGACCGCCAGCCTCTGGGATGGGAACAGCCGATTGTCTTCGGCAATGTGCTTCCACTTTTCGGGTTCGCCGAACCAGGCGCCCGCGATTCCCCAGAGGGAATCGCCGGGCTTAACGACGTAGTTCATGTCCTCGCCTTGCGCGTATCAGGAGATCACTTTCCAGTTATCTGCCCTGTATGCCTGGGGAGGCCGGGCGCGCGCCATGCTAGCGAGGATTGTGGTGGCCGGCTGCTGAAAGAAATTGAAGTCAGATTTGTTGGTCGCGACCTTGCTGGGTCTCATTTGCCAGCATTTTGCCAGCATCTGCTATTTGAGGCCGAAGCTAAGCCAAATTGCGGGGGTTCGAGTCCCCTCCCTCGCACCACCCCCTCTTTTTGTTGCCTCCTCGCAACAAAAGCACTGCCCCTCACTGCCTGTCACTAAACGTAGTAATCCCTGATGCAGCAAGGGGTTGCGGGCGTTTTTGAGGTTCCGCTGGGAGCCGGCTAGGCCATCTTTGCGCCACTGTATAATCGCCCGCGCTCCCCGAAATTTCCCCGCGAGCTCCCCGCGGTAACTCCACATGGCATCTATCCAAAAGGTGGCCACCGGCTGGCGCGTGCAAATCAGTGTGAAAGGCCAGCGCGATGATCGGACGTTCGATACCAAGAGCGCAGCCCAAGAATGGGCTGTGCGGCGAGAGGCTGAACTCCGGTCCATCCAGGGCGGGCAAGGCAGCAAAACGCATACGGTCGGCGATGTGCTCGATGAGTATCAGAAGGCCGTTAGCCCAACGAAGCGGGGCACGCGTTGGGAGATTCTTCGACTTGAGCTGATCGGGCGGAAGAAAGTTGAAGGGAAACCATTTCGGGAAATCCGGCTTGCTGATCTGAAGCCACAGCACATTGCGGCGTGGCGCGACGTCCGGGCGCGGGAAGTGGCCGGTTCCTCGGTGTCCAGGGAAATGTCGCTGTTGTCCCATGCGCTGGAGGTGGCTCGCAAGGAATGGGGGTGGCTCATCACCGATCCGATGAAGGACGTTCGGCGGCCACCGGACAATCCGCCGCGCCAGCGGTTGGTAGGCAATGACGAGATCGAGAGAATTACGCTGGCGCTTGGCTATCAGGAGGGGAAGCCTGTGGCGTTGCCATCGCAGCGTGTCGCGGTTGCTTTTCTTCTGGCAATCGAAACGGCGATGCGTTCGGGGGAAATTCTCGGGCTGACCAGTCAGACGGTCGACTATGACCGTCGTGTCGCCCATTTGCCATTGACCAAGAACGGTGGTGCGCGCGATGTGCCACTATCGACACGGGCCGTCGAGTTGTTGCGACGGTTGCCAGCGGTCGAGGTCGGTGAGCCGCTGTTTAGGCTGTCCTCGGCGAGCCGCGACGCTCTTTTTCGCAAGGCAAAAGAAAAGGCCGGCATTGCCGGCCTCACATTTCACGACACACGACACGAGGCAATCACGCGCCTGGCCAAGAAACTGCAGCCGTTAGACTTGGCCCGGATGACCGGGCACACGAATCTGCAGGAGCTGATGACCTATTACAACGAATCCGCAGAAAACATCGCGCAGCGGCTCGGGTAATCAGTCTGTCGCACGCGGGCGCCCGATTACCTTTTCTCGGTATGACTCGGTCCAGGCAATCACCTCGGACGCTTTCCAGCGCGGGAGGGATTTCGCAGTAGTGCTGCCTCCAGACTGGACGGAGGGAATGCGGATCGGTTTGGGGAAGCCGGGCAGCGTAACGACTCGTTCGCGCACGACCTGTGGCGAGCGGACGAGATATTGCGCGATGAGCTCGACATCCCAAAGGGCGACGTTCAGGGGGATGCTTTGGCGGACATGGCCAGCGACGGCTACGGCTAGGCGTTCGATCAGATCGGATTCACTCATGTTGACTCTCTTGAACTCTTGCGGAGTGTCGCGTGTGCGTCTTGGTTTCGTCGCGGGAGGAATGCGCCGGCTGCGGCGGCGCCACGTTGCGTGGCCCGCGCGTAGACGGTCTGGGTGGCATGCAGCTGCTGGCGGCGCGTGGTCGCCTCCTGCATGTCATCGGTGAGGGTGAGCGCGGCGCCGATCGCGCGGAACTCGTCGCCGGTACAGCCGAAGCGGCCGACGCGCTTGAAGCGCTTGCCGACCTCGGCCACAGCGACGACCCCGCGAGCCATGGCGTCGAGCACGTCGTCGGCGTGGGTGAAATACTGCTGGGACAGCACCTGGCCAACGTTGATGCGGAAGGCCAGGGTGTGCCAGCTCTCCTCGTTGGCGGTGCCGTCGCGCATCTTCTCGAGCTCGACGTGCGGCACCAACTGCAGCTGCACCTCGGCGCCGCGGCTGAAGCGGATGATCGACGGCAGGGCGCCTGTCTCGCGGGCGGGGCGGCCGCGGTGGTGGCGGCGCTTGGTCACGATGCGGCCTCGCAGCGCGTGAGGAGGTGGAGCACGAGCTCGTCCAGTTGGTCGAGCAGCTCCTCGGGCCGGCCGTCATTGTTGATGACGTGGTCGTGCGCGTGGAGCTCGATGCCGCGCTCGGAACTGTGTGCGGCGACATGGCGCGAGGCCTTGCGGTGCAGATGCACGATCGTGCCGCCGTGGCGCCGGATCATGGCCGCCTCGTTCTCCTCGCGCACGTCGGACACGACCACGTTGCGCCCGAGCGCGACATGCTCGGCCAGAATGGTGTCTTCGGCCAGGCGCACCCAGATATCCGGGTGCACGAGATGGCGGCCCCATTCGGTGCCGAGCAGTTGCATGAGCTGGCGCGGTGATTTGCCGATCTCAGGTAGGATTTCCTCCTTCCTGCCGTGCTCGAAGTCCATGCGCTCGAGCGCGAAGGCAGCCGACAGCATCGCTCGTATGGGGGCCGCAAAGGCGATTTGCCGGAAGCTGTGTGCGACGCGCAGGTGCGCGGCAGCAGTGTCCTTGCCGACGCCGGCATTGCCGGCGAGTCCAATCAGCATCTCAGGGTTCCTTTGTCGATCAGTCGAGGTCGTTGGCCTGCAGCTTTTTGAGGTCAACGGCCAGGGTGACGCGGGCGCGCGGTGGCGTCCGCAGGGTTTTGCGATGGGCGCGCAGGGACCGCACGAGCTGTCGCCGGACGGTCGGGATGCCGACCTGATCCTCGGCGCGGCCGCTGCCACGCACACGGTGGAATTCGGCGATCAGCTCGGCACGGGTGAAGCGCTGGCGGGCCATATGCTTCACGCGCCAAGCTGGGCCGCGACTGCGTAGCCGGTCGGCGCGATGGCTCCGGCCAGGCCGAACAGCGCCGGAATCAGGGCGATGCCGGCAGCCGGATTGCGGCTGAAGGGGCCGTTTGCCAGGTGGTGGACGGCTGACGTGCGCTCGGTCATAGCGACACCCCGTTGCCGGGGCGCTCGGGGAAGGCGAGTTCTTCGGCCTTTTCGAGGGCGTCGGCATACATGCACGGGATGCGTAGTTGCAGGCGACCCTTTTTCAGGGTGTGTGTGGGGTAGGCTCCCACGCCGCGCTCGGCCACTTTCCAGTTATTGCGCAACAGCGCCGCCAGCAAACCTGGGCCGAATTCGGTCATCGCGCTATAGGTGAGCGTGCCGTTGAACGGACTGCGCGAGATGTACTCGGCATAGAGCTCCCGGCCGGCGGCGGCTTTGATGGTCGGTCGCTCGGCGTCGAGCATCTTGAGTGCCGCGCGCATGCGCTCAATTTCCTTGAGGCGCGCGCGGTGGCGCTCGTTCTCGCGGGCAATGGCTTGCTCATACAGCGGCAAGGCAATCATTTCCTCGTAGGAGAGGTATTTCTTCGCCTTCATTCCGCCACCCGCTCACGCTTGGGTTGTTCCCAGCCTTCGGCCTGGGCAATGTGGGGTGGCACAAGGAAGAACACCGGGCGCTCAACGCTCGGCAGCGCAAGGCTGTAATGCAGATGAGCGTGCGTCGAGGCGAGCAAGTTCGCTGTGATGCCACGCCCGGTCAGGGAGCGCATCACGGGCACAGGGTCTTCCGATTGCAGCGTGAGGTCGCCCTCGAAAGGGGGGCGCAGGTGCACGTTGGCGCCGGCGTAGTGGGCAGTGCTGAGAAATTCGCCGAGCGCGTCGATGCTGTTGGCGAGCCGCTTGATGGTGTTGCGTCGACGCTCGATTTCGTCGTCGAGTTGTTTGAGCAGGCGTTCCGAATAGCGCATGGCTGGCCTCACGCTTGCTTGTGAGCGGTGCGCACGCGTAGATCTGCCTGTGCCTCTTCATCGAGGTGCAGCGCGTAGGCGTGGACACAAAGTACAGCCGCCACCAAGCAGACATAAAGAAGAAATCCCTTGGTGGGTGTGAGTCTGTGTGCAGTCATGATTCGCTCCATCTAGCGTGCGGCGGGCCGCGTTGATGGGCGAAGAGTAGCAAATGCTACCTGCCGTGACAAGTAGCAAATGCTACCTTTTGGCAGTGGAGGGTGGCAGTAGGTGCTGCCTCAGGGAGAGAGGTGGATTTTGCTGCTCAATGTGTCCAACCACTAGGGAAACGCTGATCAATGGGGTCCGTGAATGGAATCGCGAGCCATCCTGTTCAAGGTTTCCGCATCGCGGGAAGGAAGTGCCGATTGAGCACGTTTTCCGCCGTTTTCGCGTGGTGCCTGGCGCGCTTTGCGCGCTCAGGACGGAATGCTTTCAGGGCTGGCCAGCAACTGTCTCCTGGCGAGCACCAGATTGGCGAGACCGAACAAGCTGAACAGTTGCGCCGTGTTCTTGGCCAAGCCCTTGTAACGAACCTTGCGATGACCAAACAGATTCTTGATGACATGGAACGGATGTTCGACCCGAGCCCGAATCTGAGCCTTGGTCCTCTCCGCCTCGATTAGCAAGTCCTTGATGGCGCCATCGCGCATCGCCTTGATCTTGCTGCGCTTGAGCGCAACATGCCACTTCGCACCCTTGCCTTGCATCTCGTCGCGCTTCTCAACGCCGGTGTAACCTGCATCGCCAAACGCGTCTTCCTCATGGCCATGCAGCAACGCGTGGGCCTGCGAGACATCGGACTCATTCGCTGCCGTGCCAACCACGCTATGCACCAGGCCCGACGACGCATCCACCCCAATGTGTGCCTTCATTCCAAAGTGCCATTCGTTGCCCTTCTTGGTCTGGTGCATCTCCGGATCGCGGCTCTTCTTGGCATTCTTGGTCGACGGCGGCGCTTCGATGATGGTGGCATCCACGATCGTGCCTTCCCTCATCATCAGCCCCCGCTCGCACAGCATGATGCCGATCTCGTCGAACAGCTTGCCAGTCAGGTCATGCTCGACCAGCAGGCGCCGGAACTTCAGCAGCGTGGTCGCGTCCGGCACGTTCTCGACCGCCAGATCAATGCCGGCGAACGCACGCATCGCCATGCTGTCGTACAACGCATCTTCCAGTCCTTCGTCCGACAGCCCGTACCACTGCTGCAAGAAATAAATGCGCAGCATCCTCTGCAGCCCGATTGGCGGCCGTCCTCGTTCTCCTTTGGGGTAGTGCGGCTCGACTGCCGCAACCAGCCGCGTCCATGGAACGACCTTCTCCATCTCCGCCAGGAAACGCTCACGCTTGGTCACGCGTTTCTTGCCCGCGTACTCCGCTTCCGAAAAGCTGGTTTGCTTCTTCATCGTCGTCGGTCCACTCCGTGAGCTTCCTTCCGCAACGTCCTCGGCTACGTCAGCGATGACCGCCGAGCCTGATAAATCAGCGTTTCCCTAGAGAGACTCGAATGCCTTGTGTTGCGACGCAGTTCCTTGATTTGTTGCAGCATTCGGTCGCCTATTGGCAAAAAGCGCTGCCCCTCCAGTTGCAGCAACGAACCGATCATGGGCGAAAGCTGCAGTTCTTGCGCTGCAGGTTTTCCACGCTGGTGACGCGCTAAGGGTAGGTCCTATGTCTCTTACGCTTAGAGTCGCTAACGTAACCTGGACATGAACCCATAGGCCCCGTATTCTGGGTTACGCCGATAGCGACTTTAGCTACCACACCTTCGAAGACTTTGGAGCGCTATGGACATCATTACGGGTATCGTCATCGTTACTCTTGTTCCTCTGTTGCTGTTGTCGTATTTCTTCCGAAACAAGCCGGGATCAACATTCGGTCCAACGGTTTGTTCGAGGTGCGGCGTGGAACTGCGCGGCTGGCGGAGTTCTGGCCGGAAGCAAGTTTGGTATCGGGACGATGGCAAGGGGAAACGTGTTTATTTCTGTGCCCGGTGTAAGAACAAATGAGTATCGAATTATTCTTTCTGATGACTTGTGTTGGCGACTCTTAGGGCTCTCTCTGCCGGAGGAATCACTCCAATCTACCGCAACATGCCTTGAATTTCTCTTTGCTCCCACACGGGCAGGGCTGCGAGCGGGCTGGCTGAACCCGCCGAGTAAAGCTGTCAAAGATGAGCTTGCCTTGAAGAATTTCAGGCAGAACAAATGGTCGCCATACTCGACCAATTTCCGATTCCTCGTGGATTCGACCTGAATATATTCCCATGAACTTGGTAGTTATATTGTGAGCCAAGACCTGCGTTCCATTCGACGTTAAGTAGACGGTTTGCCTCAAAACGACTGGAGAACCAGACATGCCCCTACGCGTCGTCGCGTCAACGAGAAATGCAGGCCTCCCAGGCTCGAAGTCAATGTCTGGATCAGATGCAATGTGTCCTGTCTTCCAGATAGGCCAGCTCTCGCCAGCGGTTAAGCCTAAGGGATAGCCAATTACTGACACAGGCATGGCCGCCACCGTAAGCATGTCGACCGTGGCAAGCTCTAGTTCAAGTGGGTAGAGGGAGACGCGGGACGTAATGTCGAGAGGTAAAGGAATTGCCACAACGTCAATCGTTCTGCCAAGTGGATGTTCTTTCCAAACCTTTTTTCCATTTGCGGCCAATATTGGGACGTCGAGACGCAGCCATTGTCCTACAGGACCCTTCGCGTGAAAATTAACGCTCAGAATATTGGGAACAGCCAACTGCTTATCCAGACATTGCTCGGTGTCGGCGTTTAGGCCTGTTACTACGTGCCAGTTCGTGACGAGATACCAAGTTCCGTTGCAATTGACTGTGAAAGCGGTCGCTGACGCTAGTTCAATCTCGTTGAACTTGGGCACGACACGTAGTGATGTCGCGGAGAGAGGATCGACGACGATTGGGTTAGGCATTCTCCACGCCCCCAACACGAGAAAGAACCGGAGACCGGCGCCGCGTTATCCCACCAAATCGCCCAGCTCCTCAATTGCTTGCTCGCGGGCGCTGGCACGTGATGCGTCTGCGATGGTTGCAAGCGGGCCCGTGCCGTCCGCTTCAATATAGGGCGCTCCTTCTGAGAAAGCCATACACGCGGTATCCCCCAAATCGGGGGGCGGAAGTGTGCCCTTGTTTCTAAGGTCGAAAAAAATCCCGCTTTGGCGGGCTTTCTTGCCTTTCACAGAGGCGTATGGTCACAGGCGATTGTCATTCCAAACTGCGCGACCGGCGATCATGGTGCGGTCGTCCGGTGGAAGTACTTTGTCCGGATGCGCCGTTTTGTCGGGGTTATCGCTACGCATGATCCAAGCCAATCCACCAATTGCGGGATGATAGTCGCGGACCAAACGCTTCAAGACCAGCCCGCCGTCGGGAGCGCAAATTGCGTAGACCTTTCCGTCCTTCGGCTGAGTGTCGGTGGTATCCAGTAGCACAACGCATCCGTCTTGAATCGTCGGCGACATACTGCCTCCCGCTGCGTAAATGATTCGAGCATACTTTTCCGAGAGACCAAAGTCGCGAAGGCTGGATCGTTTGAACGCCAAGCCACCCTTTACGACAATGTGATCCTGGAACTTGCCATCCCCACAGGCCGCCGCAACGTCGAGCTGGGGGACCAAGGTGAACTCTTCGCCGGTCGGTGTGTAAGTGGCATCAACCTCTGATGCCTGCCTGTCGGAATTGAACCATCCAGCCAAGCCAGGCAGCGCCTCAACTGCACGCACTGTCTTCTCCGAAATAGGGCGGGCGCCAGAGAGCATCTGCCGCACGAAAGCTCCGTCTTTGTAGCCAAGGCGCTTGCCAAAGGCTGTGACATTGCCGCCGCCGAACTCGTCGATTGCGTGCTTCAGGCGCTGTGCGCGCCACGCTTGGATGTTGGTTTCGCTCATGATGACACCGTAGCATGCGCTACTAGCAGCTTTGGCTACTTGTTTTTGGTAGCAAAAGCTACTAGCATGTGCGGATGAATCTAGATCAATACCTGTCATCGGAGGGGGCGCCTTCCGTCGCTCAACTGCGCGGGCGCATGCTGAGACTCGGCTATTCGGTCAAGAGCGACGCCCAGATTCGGCAATGGCGACACGGCTACGCAGGACGCCGGCCTGATCCAGAGAACTGCGTCGGACTTGAGCTTGCAACTGGCGGCGCGGTGACTCGCAAGGAGATGCGTCCGGACGACTGGCGTGCGATCTGGCCGGAGCTCGCCGCGACCGATCCCAACTTGCGGGGCCCGGCATGAGCGAGTGCACATTCATTCTCGCCTTAATGAGATTCCTTTGCTCAAGGACTAAGCAATGACGCGTCTGTACATCCGCTTTGCCTTGTGGCTGCTTACGCCGGCCCTCGTTGAACATGAACGCCGCGCCCGGGATGCCTCCCGCGCGGAGAACGAGCGCTGGAAGGCGCTCGGTTACTCGGGCGGGACGTTTCAAGCCGCTGGGGCGCTTAGCGAGTATTGGAGAGCGCGCGGTTATCCGGGTGGTTACCAAGAGGCCAAACGGCTTGGCCTTACAGGGCCGGATGGGAAGGCGATCGAGAGTTGATGTTCTCAACCGCGTCCATGAAACGCTGCGCCTCATCGCGTTTTCCCGCATTGGTGAGATCCCTGTGAGTCATGCTTGTGAATGCATGGAATGCTTGCCCAGCCGCACCCGCGGAACCGTCGGGCAGGTGGTCGATGAGCGCGATTGCAAATAGTTGCAGCGCCGCGACTTGGGCCTGCAAGTTCTTGATGGTGTCTTCCATACGTATCCCTTTCGATGGTGGTTGTTGAATCGGAGCTCCGATTATCACTGATCGTGGGTACGCACCCATTTCCGTCAGAGGCAAGGGCGCCCGTTTCGTGATCTGCTGCCAGTTGGTGGTTTTGATGCCGCATTATCAGATTCGGTTTGAAGGGCTGAATCATAGGCAGCGGTGCGGCGCAAGAAAACGGTCTTAATTCCAGAGGTTTACCGTGACCTATCTATATTCCGACGCTAGCCAGCACGAGGCTTTGTATAACCTCGCCCGCAAATATCCTGGCGGCATTGAGGGCCTTGCGTCGGCGCTCAGTGCGAGGCTGGCACGCAGCATCTCGCCCAACGTTCTGCGCAACAAGCTGCGCCCAGGCATCGACACGCACCACATCACGCTGGAGGATTTCTCGTTGATCCTCGAACTGTGCGAGGAGGCGCGTGTGCCCGCTGCTGCTGTGCCACTGGAAGCGCTGTGCTGGCGTCATGGCAGGGTGCCGGTGGAGTTGCCTGAGGTCGACGTCGACGATCCGAAACCCGCGCGTACGGTGTGTCAGGTCATGGCGAAGGTTGGCGTTTTGGCCGACACCGTCGCCAAGGCCGCCGAGGATAACGTCATTACGGAGGCGGAACTCGAAAGCATCGAGGGCGAATTCCTCAAGGCCCAAGTCGCGCTGGCGACGTGGCATGCCGAGATCCGGGCGCAGGCCGTCACGTCCCAACGTCGGAAGGCATGACGCAGCGTTCGTTGACCTGGGCGCCTGAGACGCCGCGGTTCTCTGCGGACATGATGTGCTGCCGGCCGGCCCGCGTATCAGTAGGGCTCGCGTGCAAGCGTCCCTATCAGCAGTGCTGCGCCTGGCATCACATCCGCCTCGTGGTACGCCACCGAGGCGCGAAAACCCTCATCCAGTTCGCCGATTACCTGCTGTCCGTCTGCGGGTGGACGCTTGGCGAGGTGTTCTTTTCATTTAACGCGGCTCGCGAGATTTCTTCGCTGGCCGTCGTGTGCGCCAAGCGATGGCGTGCCATTCCATCCGCGGCCGATCGCGCCGCGTATCGCAATCAAATCTGCGCTGACACGTCGCCCGAATTTCTGGCGACGTTCGACGTGCTGTGCGAGGCCGACGCCGGCCCGCAGTGAGGTGTTCCGTGGACTATCGAATCGAATCGATCGATGTGATCGAGGCGTGCGGCCGCTTGGCCATGCGCAACGGGCTGGAGCCCGACATGTGTCCCTACGACGACGATACCGCGCACTGGCGCACCTGGCAGCAGGGCTATCTGACGGCCCGCCTCGTGGGCGTGGTGAGCGTCTGTGATGGCCTGGGCGATGAGGCGGCGGCATGAGCGCCGGATTCCTGACCAGCAATGACGAGTGGCAGGCGCTGCGCTCGGTCGACCACTTGGCGCGCGACCTGTACTTGGCCTTGCGGCGCTGCATGGACTTCCGCACCGGCGTCGTGGGCGGCCCGCACAAGGCCATCTCGTGGCAAGCCTTGCGCGAAGACGTGGAGGTGCCCGGCCGTCCAGGCGTGCGCAGTTACCGCCCGTCGGAACAGCAGCTGCGGCGCCGCGTAGAACAACTGGAGAAATGCGGCCTCCTGCGCCGCATTGGCTCGGCGCTGACCCTTCAATTTCGCATGCTGATGGCTCGCACGGATTCGTGTGTCCAGAAAAAAGCCGACAGGGGTGCAACAGGTCCGGCAAAGGTAGCGAAACGCAATGGTGGTGCGGTGGAGCAGGGAGTACGCAAAACTCGAAGTCGGGCAAAAGCCGACACACATCTGGATACCGGTGAAACCATTAAACCCCCCACACCCCCCTGCGGGGGGCTGGAGGGGGATTCGTGCGAAGCACACGACCCCATCGCCCATGTCGATGCAGACAACTCCGAGGCCGACGCACAGCACGAGCACCGGCTCTCAGAGCAACGCTGCCGCGATGCGGAGGCGGTGGGGGATGGCCCTGCAGGCCAGCTTGCAGAGGATGAAGATCGTGAGCGGGTGGAGTGGTCTCCGGTGCTGGCGTGGCCTGTGGGCATCCGGCAGGATCAGCGCGCGGCGGTGGCACAGCGCCTCGCTGGATTGCCGCACGAACAGCGTCAGCGCGTGCTCGATGAATGGCGCGGCTGCTGCGAAACAATGCACGTTCGCCACCCGTGGCGGTTGTTCTCGCATCTGGTCGAGCAGGCGAAGCAGTCAGGCTGGTTGCCTGACCACGCCGACCGCGTGAAGGCGAAGCGCGAGCAGGCGCGCGCAGTTGAGGCAGCGCTGTTGATGCAGCGTCGACGTGCTGCGCCGGATGAGCGTAGCTCCGAAGACGTTGTCGGTCATATCGCGCTGGCGCGGGCGTTGGTTGCGAAGGGGCGCCGCCAATGACGCCAGAGCAAGCCTATGCTGAGGCCCGCGAGCAGATGCCGCGCCGCGCCAACCGTGCTGACACGTGGTCGTCGCGCGCTGTGTTCTGGGTCGCCGTCCGGGCGGGCGCCGACACGCTCGGACGGCCGTGGGCCGAGATCGCCGAACGCTGGGCGCGCTTGTGGGCCGTCGCCGCGGACGAGCATTTGCCGCCGATTCCGGGTGCTGCGCATGTGGGTGCCGCACCGGATGTCGCAGCGGCCGAGCAGAACCTTGAGCGGATGCGCGCCATGGTTGGCGCACGCCGCCGCTGAACTACGATAACACCAGGGAGCATATGCGAATCGATCCGAGGGAACAGGTTGCCGTCGCCATGAACGCGCGCGGACAGTTGGCCGACCAGGCTGCAGCGAGTGATGTTGTGCTGGGCGCGCTCGCGGCGGCCGACGAGCTGGGCCGCACGCTGTGGCGCCTGCGGTATGGCGAGATTGCGCGGGCGAGCGGTATGGATCGCGCAACCGCCTTGCTCGCGAAGCGGCTGCGGGCCAGCGTGCGCGGTCGTGGCCTGCGTGATCGGCGGCCCAGCGCCGACGACGGGCCGGACATCTTCCACCGGCTCGCGCGCCGCGCGGTGTGGGAGTGGCTGCACGACAAGTGCCCGGTGTGCGGTGGGCAGGTGGTCGGCGGCATGCCGGACGCTGGCCACATTCTCGGCGAGCGCGCGTTTAGCTGTGCGGCCTGTCATGGCACCGGCCGCGCGCACTACAGCGACGCGGAGCGCGCGATGTCTCTGGCGCTCGACTGCGAGGTGTTCGTGCGCCGCTGGCGCGAGCGGCTGGAGTCGGCGCTCGCGCTGCTCGATCGGCACGATGGCGACACCGAGCGCACGATGAACGCGCAGCTGCGCCCTCTTGCGCGATCGGAGCGCGTCGCCTAGAATCCGCTCCACCTGCTGGCACCGTGCACGACGGTGCAGCCCTCCCAGGACATACGACAAGAGCAATAGGAGCCTGGGCGGATCATCGATAGGGAACGTGCGTCCGCAGAATTCATTACCGAAGCCCCGAGTGCGAAAGCCCTCGGGGCTTTGTCTTTTCCGCTTTCCGTTCGGAGTTCGACCATGCCACGCAAGGCACCGCGCCCGTGCCGCGCGCCGGGCTGTCCCAGGTACGCCGCATCCGGCAGCGCCTACTGCGAGGAACACGCGGCCCAGCGGCGCGACACGGAGACTGCTCGTCGTGGCACCGCAGCGAGTCGCGGCTACGGATCGAAGTGGCAGCGTGAGCGGCTCGAGTACCTGAAGCGAAACCCGATCTGCGTCGAGCACAAGAAGGCGGGCCGCGTGGTGCCGGCCACAGTCGTCGACCACATCGTGCCGCACAAGGGCGATCAGCATCTGTTCTGGCGCCGCAGCAACTGGCAGGCGCTGTGCAAGGTGTGCCATGACCGCAAGACGGCGCGCGAGGACGGCGGGTTCGCCAACCCGAGGCGCTGAGCGCGGCGCGGCAGCGCGGGTGGGGTGGCCGGGTGGTGCCACCCCACCGGGGGAGGGGGGTGGTCCGATCCCTGGGCCGCCGGCCGACCCAGACCGCGCTCCAGGTCGATTTTTTAGAGCAGTCGATTTTGAGAGGGGGGGGTTAAGCAATCCGCCTCATAGAGCGCACGAAACAAGGCTGGAGGCCGTTTCGCGTGGCTCGCACGAAAAGGAGCCGTCTATGGGCCTGCAAGACAACGAGGCGCCGACCAAATCCCCCGACACACCTTCGGGCCGATCGGTCGGTGGTGGTAAGGAGATCCGGTCGCCCGCGCCGCCGCCGGGCACGAACCTCACCCCGCGCGAGCGCAAGGTGTGGGACTACATCTGTGCGCAACTGCGCGAGGCCGGCATGCCGCACCTCACGGCTGGCATCGCCATCGCGGTCGTCTGCCGCACGTTCATCCGCTGGGTGAACACCGAGTTGGAGCTGCAGAACTTCGAGGCATCGAACGGCGGTTCCTACTTCATCAAGACCCCGAAGGGGTACGAGCAGCCGCACCAGTTGTTCTACGCGGCTGCTGCGATCAAGAAGGAGCTTCTCACATGGCTGCCCGAGAGCTGCCTGACGCTGCCGTCCACGGTGACGGCACGGGCGAAGCTGGGCGACGAGGGCGTGCAGGACGATCTGTTCGCGGAGCTGTTCGAGCACGGTCTCGAGCGCGTCGCACCCAGAAACAGATTGCCGGCCTGACGCCGGCGGCGCTGCTGGAGTGGGACGAGGCCTACGGCCTACCGGTGCTGCGCGGCGAGATCGCCGTCTGCGAGTACATCTACTTGGCAGTCGAACGGCATTACCGCGACTTGCGCGACGGGGCTAAGCGCGGCCTGCGCTTCGATCCTGATCGTGCATGGCACGTGGTCCGGTTCATCGAACGGTTCTTCGTGCACATCAAGGGCTCGCTGGCCGGCCAGCCGATCCTGCTCGACCCGTGGCAGAAATTCTGGACGGCGGTGCTGTACGGCTGGCTCAACGCCGACGGCACGCGGCGCTTCACTCGCGGTTACGAGGAAGTCGCGCGCAAGAACGGCAAGAGCACGTGGAAGGGGCCGCAGGGCGCGTACCTGTTCATGATGGACGCCGAGCCTGGCGCCGAGGTGTACGCGGTGGCCACCACGCGCGAGCAGGCCATGTCGGTGTTCAAGCCGGCCTTCGACAACCTGCGCCGCTGGGCGCGCCGCTCGCCTGGCGTGAAGCGGTCCTTCAAGATCCACGAGGGCCGCAACCTCGAACAGGTTTCGTTCGATAGCGCGGTGTTCAAGCCGCTGCCGGCTAACGCCGAATCGCTGGACGGCCTGAACCCGCACGCCATCCTCTTCGACGAGCTGCACGCGCAGAAGTCGCCGGAGGTGTGGGAGGTGATGGAATCCGCGCTGGGCGCGCGTACGCAACCGCTGCTGTCGGCCATCACCACGGCCGGCTTCATCCTCGACGGTGTGTGCACCGAAATCCGCCGCTACCTGATCGAGGTGCTCAAGGGCGACCGGCAGGACGACAGTTTTTTCGGCTACATCTACACGCTCGACCCGGACGACGACCCGTTCGATGAAGCGGTGTGGGGGAAGGCAAATCCCGGCCTTGGGCTGTCCAAGCTGTGGCACTACATGCGCTCGATGGCTCGCAAGGCCAAGGCGTTGCCCAGTGCCAAGGTCAATTTCATGACCAAGGATCTGAACCTGTGGGTGAACTCGGCCGACGGCTGGATCGAGCCACTGGTGTGGGACAAGGGCGGCAAGCGGTTCGACCCCGCGCGGCTGGCCGGCCGCCGGTGCTACGGTGGCATCGACCTGTCGTCGACGCAGGATCTGACCGCGTTCGCGCTGGTGTTCCCGCCGCCGGACGACGAGCCGGACGACGACTGGCACGTGCTGGTGCAGACGTGGTGCCCGCAGGACAAGGCCGACACCCAGGCCGCCGAGGATCGCGCGGATTACAAGCGCTGGGCGGAAGAGGGTTGGCTAACGATTACCGATGGCGCCATCACCGACTACCGCAACGTCAAGGATGCGGTGCTCGACGCGCATGGCCGGTACGAGCTGGTCGAGGTCGGTTTCGACGTGTGGAACTCCAGTCAGCTGGTCGGCGAGCTGCTCGAGGAAGAGCTGCCGATGGTTGAGGTGCCGCAGAACTTCAGCGGCATGTACCCCGGTTCCAAACGGTTCGAGGAGCTCGTCTACGGCAAGCGCCTGCGCCACGGCGGCAACGCGGTGCTGCGCTGGGCGGTGGCCAACGTGGCGTTGCTGTTCGACACCAACGGCAATTTCCGGCCGGACAAGAAGAAATCACGCCTGCGCGGCCGGATCGACCCGGCCGTCGCCGTCGTGATGGCGCTCAGCCGCGCGGCCGTGCTGGAAGACAAGAAATTCAAGCTCAGTTCGCTGGACGACGACGACATTCTCGTGATGTGACATGAAAACATTGCTGACCGATGCGGTCGGCCTGGCGGGCCTCGGCTGCCTGGCTGCTGGCGTGCATCTCCAATTTGGGCCCGGCCCGGCGCTGATCGTGGTCGGCGTCGTCCTCCTGCTGGGGGCCGTAGCCGCCGCGAAACGCAAGGGGGCGGCATGATCTTCGATACGCTCTTCGAGAGCCGCAGCAGCATCGAGAATCCCGAGGTGCCGCTGACCGGCCGCAACCTGCAGGAGTGGCTGCACGGCGATGGCGCGGCCACCGTGACCGAGCAGACTGCGATGCGGCTCACGGCGGTCTACGCCTGCATCAACGTGCTGTCGACCGCGCTGGCCCAACTGCCGGCGGTGGTGCTGCGGCGCCAGGGCGACAACATCAACCCAGCGACCGATCATCCAGCGTACTACCTGCTGCACGACGCGCCGAACGACTGGCAGACCAGCTACAAATGGCGCGAGACCAAGCAGGCGCACGTGTGCGGCTGGGGCAACGGCTACAGCGCGATCCGGCGCAATCGGGCCGGGGAAGTCGTCGCGCTGCAACGCTGCCTGCCCTGGCAAACCAGCCTCGTGCGGATCGGCAACCGCTGGACGTACAGCACGCTCGACGAGGACGACTATCCGCTGGCGGTCGCGCGCGAGGACATGATCCACATCCGGGCGCTGGGCTCCGACGGTCGAATGGGCATCAGCCCGATTCGCCAGCACGCCGAAACCATCGGCCTGGGGCTGTCGGTGCAGCGCTACGGGAAGGAGTTCTTTGATGGCGGCGGCCGGCCAACCGGCCTGCTGACGGTCAAGGGCGACCTGCAGGAGAAATCCTGGGAGCGGCTCAAGGGCTTTTGGGCAAAGGCGGTCACGCGGCTGAAGCAGTCGGACAACAAGACGCTGCTCTTGCCGGCCGAGCTGGATTACAAGTCCATCAGCATCGCGCCGGAGGACGCCCAATACCTTGAGACGCGGAAGTTCAACCGCTCGGAAATCGCCAGCCTGTACAACGTGCCGGGGCACATGATCAACGACCTGGAGCGCGCCACGTTCTCGAACATCAGCGAGCAGGGCGTCGGATTCGTGCGCTACACGATGATGCCCTGGGTGATGAACTGGGAGCAGGAGATCAATCGCAAGGTATTCACGCCGGCCGAGCGCCGCGCCGGGTACTACGTGAAATTGAACCTGGCAGCGCTGCTGCGTGGTACGCCGAAAGAGCGCGCCGAGTTCTATCACTACGGCATCACCGACGGGTGGCTCGACCGCAACGAGGTCCGCGCCCTGGAAGACCTCAACCCGCGCGAGGGCTTGTCCGAACTCCTCATCAGCGTCAACGCCAAGTCGGCCAGTGAGGCCGCGCCGCCGGCGGCCCCCGTCACGCAACCCTGAGAAAGCCATGACCGATATTGAAAAGCGCACGCTGCCCGGGCAGCTGTGCGAACTGCGCTCGTCCGAAGCCGGCGCAGAGAGTGCGCCGACGATCTACGGCTACGCCGCGGTGTTCAACGCCCGCAGTGCACTGATCGCTGGCCTGTTCGTCGAGGAAATCGTGCCCGGCGCGTTCGATGGCGTGCTGAACGACGACGTGCGGGCGCTGTTCAACCACGACCCGAATTTCGTGCTGGGCCGCACGCGCAGCAGCACGCTGCAGCTGTCGGTCGACTCGCGCGGCCTGGCTTACACCATCGCGCCGCCGAACACGCAGATGGTGCGCGATCTGGTGCTCGCGCCGATGGCCCGCGGCGACATCAACGGCTCCAGCTTCAGCTTCCGCGTCGCACCCGACGGCGACGAGTGGCGCCAGGAGGGCGAGCTGGTGGTGCGGACCATCCATCGTTTTCAGACCCTCATCGACGTTTCGCCGGTCACGTATCCGGCCTACGACGAAAGCCATTCCGCACAGCGCTCGCTGACGGCGTGGCAGCAGGCGCGCGACGGCAAGGCCCACGTCGCGGCAATCAACCAGCGTCGCGCACGCGAACGCTTCCTTGAACTCCTCAACATCTAATGGAGATGGTATGACCCTGGCTGAACTGAAGCAGAAGCGTGCAAAGATCGCTGCCGAAATGCGCTCGCTGCACGACAACATTGGCGAGGCTGCCTGGAACGACGAACAGCGCTCGCGCTGGGAGGCGATGCGCGCGGATCTCAAGCCGCTCGACGAACAGATCGCGCGCGAGGAGGAACTGCGCAGCGCGGAACAGCGATTTGTCGAAAGCAATGCCGACGACCTGGCCCGGCAGGCGCGCCAAGCTGCGGCCGCCGCTGCCGCTGGGACCGGCGCGGCCACGGATGACGAGCGTCGCTCTGCCGCCTTTGGCCGCTTCCTGCGCGAAGGCCTTGGCGAGCTGTCTGCCGAAGAGCGCAGGGCGCTGCAGGAACTGCGCGCGCAGGGCGCCAGCGCGCCGGACAAGGGCGGCTACACGGTGCCGCGCACCTTCCTGGCCAAGGTGGTCGAGCAACTGGTGACTTACGGTGGCATCTCCGGCGTCATGCAGAACCTGACCACGGATGCCGGCGAGCCGATCGACTGGCCGGTGGCGATGGGTGTGACGGAGGAGGGCGAGCTCCTCGGCGAAAACGATGCGGCGACCGAGAGCGAAATTAATTTCGACATCGGTAGCCTTGGCGCTCACAAGCTCTCGTCGAAGGTGATCCGTGTCAGCGAAGAACTGCTCAGCGACTCGTCCATCGACATCGAGGCGTTCCTGGCCGGCCGAATCGCGGCGCGTATCGGTCGCGCCGAATCGCGCCTGGTGGTGCAGGGCACAGGCGAGGGCAAGCCGCTGCAGCCGAAGGGACTGGCCGCTTCGGTGACGATCACCAAGAGCACGGCGGTTGCCGCAAAGGTGACCTGGCAGGAAGTCAACACACTGATTCACGCAGTGGATCCCGCTTACCGGAATGCCTCGATGTATCGCCTGGCCTTCAACGACCAAACGCTGAAGGTGCTTGAGGAACTGGTCGATGCCAACGGCCGCCCGCTGTGGCTGCCGGGCCTGGATTCCTCCGCGCCGCCCACGATTCTCAAGCGGCAATACGTGATCGACCAAGCGATCGACGACATCGGCGCCGGCAAGAAATTCATGTACGGCGGCGACTTCAACCAGTTCATTCTGCGTCGTGTTCGCTACATGGCGCTCAAGCGACTGGTCGAGCGCTACGCGGAGTACGGCCAGGTCGGTTTTCTGGCCTTCCACCGCTTCGGCTGTGTGCTGCAGGACACGTCCGCGATTGCGGCGCTGGTCGGCAAGCCGGCGGTGTAACGGAGCGGGTCGCGTGAGCGGTCCGCTGTGCACATGATCGAAATTTCCGAGATTCGCGAGCAGCTGCGCATCGAGCCGGAGGAAACGGACGATGCGCTGCTGCAGCGCTATTTGCGCGCGGCGCTGCGCCTGATCGAGAACCGCACCAATCGCAAGCTTTATCCGGCAGGTGGGCCGTTGCCGGCGGATGCGCCGGCCAACGCGCTCCAGCTGGACGATGACCTGGCGCTGGCTGCCCTGCTGCTGATCGGCCATTTCGACGAAAACCGTTCCGACAGCACGGACGCCGCGGTGCGATCGATTCCGACGGGGGCGGCCGCGCTGATCGAGCCCTATCGATGGTTTTTTGATGAATAGGTGACGCATGCAGCGAGGCAAGTACAACCGGCGCATTGTGCTGCAGCGCCGGGAGACGGGGCGCACCCCATCCGGCCAGCCCGTCAATGCATGGGTGGACGTTGCTCGGCCATGGGCGCGGGTGCGGAGCGAAAACGGAAAGGAATTCATCGCGGCGGACCGGGAAACGGCCGAGAGCGATGTGAGCCTGCGCATCCGGTACCGGACCGACGTGACGGCAGCGTGGCGCGTGATCTATCGCGGCCAGCCGTGCGACATCAAGGCGGTGCTGCCCGACGAGGCGAGGCGCCAGCACGTCGATCTCGTCGTTACGGTCGGCGCCAATCAGGGGTGACCATGCTGAAAATGACAGGTGATCTGCTGGAGGCCATCGACGGCCTGGAGGCGGATATCGTGGAGGGCTACGTTGTCCGGCCGGTGGCGCACGCGGGCGCGCTCGTGTTCTATGAGGAGGCGCGCACCCTGGCGCCAGTGTATAGCGGGCCGGCGAAGAAACGGGTACGCCCTGGCCAGCTCAAGAATGCGATTTATCGCGTGTTCAATCGGGACAAGCCGGGCAGTGGCCGCGCGAGCTACAGCATCAGCTGGAATGCGGTCGCCGCACCGCACGGCCATCTCATCGAGAACGGGCATTGGCTGGTCAAGAAGCGCAAGGGGCGCAAGCGTCGGATTCGCTGGGTCCCGGCGCAATCGTTCATCCGACGCGCATATGACCGGGCCCCGGATGCTGTCGAGGCGATGCAGCGGCGTGCGCGCGAGAAGGTGGCCGAGGTGCTGAAGAAGACGGTGGTAGACGACTTCGGTAACGAGGTCGCGGTCGGGGGTGACCATGGCGGTTGAGGCTGACATCCGGCGTGTCGTCGCACCGTTCGTTGACGATCGCGTGTTCCCCGACGAGGCGCCGCCCGATACGCCGCTGCCCTACGTGACCTACCAGCAGATCGGCGGCCTGCCGCTCACGTTCCTCGACGGCCTGCCTGACAAACGCAACGGCCGATTTCAGTTCAACCTCTGGGCGGAGACGCGCGACGAGGCGAGCGGCCTGATGCGCTCGCTTGCCGACGCCCTGGAGCTCGATCCCGTGCTGCAGGCGACCCCGCTGGGCGAACTGGCGGGCACCTTCGAGCCGATCACCAAACTGCGCGGTGCCACGCAGGATTTTTCGATCTGGTTTGCGCGGTAGTGCTCGCCGCGCCCGCCAATTTCCGCCCGCCTCGCGCGGGCTTTTTCTTTTCAGGAGACCCACATGTCTGTACGTCTACCCAACGGCACGACGTTCGCCATCGCGGCCAGCTACGGCCCGGACAAGGCGTTCACGGCCATCACCAACACGAAGCCCCCGAAGTTGACTAGCGTCGCGCACGGTTTAGCCAAAGGCGCGGTTCTGGATGTTTCTTCCGGCTGGTCCCGCCTGGATGGGCGTGTCGCGCGCGCGGATGCCGTCACTGCCGACGCCCTCGCGCTGGAGGGCATCGATACGACCGATACCGATGACTATCCCGCCGGCACGGGAATTGGCTCCGTGCGCCCGGTGCTGACCTGGCAACAGATTTCCCAAGTGCTGCAGTCGGCCGCCTCGGGGGGCGATCAGCAGTTCTACAACTACTCGTTCCTCGAGGACACCGGCGACGAGAAGCAGATCCCGACGATTCGCAGCGCGCGCTCGTACACGCTGACGCTTGCCGACGATCCGACCCTCCCGCAATACGCCCTGCTCGAGGCGGCCGACGAGGACCGCGAGCCGCGCGTCGTGCGGATGACGCTGTCCGGTGGGTCGCCGATCTATTTCCGTGCCTATGTCTCTTTCTCCAAGGTCCCGACTACGACCAAGAACGAGGCCATGGCCACCGCCGTCACGCTGTCCCTCGCGGGCGATGTGACCCGTTACGCAGGAGCCTAAACGCCTATGTTCAGCATCAACCCAAAACCTACGTTCGTGGCCGAGGCCGACATCCCCGTTGCCGGCGGCGGCACCGAAAAGCTGACGCTGGTGTTCAAACACAAGACGCGCGATGACGTGCAGGCGTATTTCGAGCAGGTGAGCGCTGGCGCCGACGGCCAAACCGATGCGGACGCGCTGCTCGAAATCTTGGACGGCTGGAAGGACGTGGACGTGCCGTTCTCGCGCGAGGAGCTCAACCGGCTCGTGCAGAACTACCCGGGCGCGCCGCGCGCGATCTTCGACACGTACCTCGCCGAGTTGACCGGCCAGCGCCGGGGAAACTGATCGAGGCGGCGCGGCAGCTGTACTGGAGCCCGCCGAATGCTGACCAATTGGCGGCATTCGGCCTGACGCTCGCGGACATACAGCCCGAGCCGCCCGACATCTGGCCAGAGAACGCGACCACTGTGGAGGTATTCGCCCACCTGGGTACGCAGTGGCGCATCGGCGCACGTGGGCCCATCGGCCTGGAGTACGCGGCGATTCCGGTGGTGCTGATGCTGCTGCGCGTGCCGCCTCACGAGCACGCCGATGTGTTCGCCGGCATTCGCATCATGGAACACGCCGCGCTGGCGCAAATGAACGGGGAGTGAGATGGCAGAAGCGGTCGGCAATGCGGTCGTCGGCAAGGCGACGCTCGTCGTCGATGCCGACGCCACGGGCGTCAAGGCAGGCATGGGTGAGGCCCGCACCTCGGTTGTGGCATTTGAGACCGTCACGGCCACCTCGGGCAAGAAGTCGGCGCGCAACATCGAGAAGATCGGCGAGGCGGCCACCAGTGCCGCCGGCAGCATGGACGCGGCGGCCAGCCGCTTCCTCAAGAGCCTGGAGCGGCAGGCGGACCGCGCCGGCAAGACGGCCGCGGAATACGCTGCGCTGCGCGCCGAGCAGCTCGGCGTCTCGCAGGCCGCGTCGCAGTATATCGAGCGCATGCGCGTCGCCGAGGTCGCCACCAAGGCGGCCGACACGTCCACGCAAAATCTGGGTATGTCGGCCCGCCAGACCGCTGCAACGATGCGGATGGTGGCGCCGCAAATGACGGACATCGTGACGCAGCTGGCCGGCGGGCAAAGCCCGCTGCTGGTGCTCACGCAGCAGGGCGGCCAGCTCAAGGACATGTTTGGCGGCATTGGGCCAGCCCTCAAGGGCGTCGGCAGCTACGTTGCCGGCCTGATTACGCCAACGACGTTGGCTGCCGGTGCGGCAGCGGCGCTGGCGTTCGCCTGGTCGACGGGCGCGCAGGAGGCGCGCGGCTACACAAACGCGCTCATCATGACCGGCCACTATGCCGGGGTGTCCAGCGCGCAACTGGCCGGGATGGCAGAGGGTGTGTCGCGCATCATCGGCACGCAGCACGCTGCGGCCGACGTGCTGTCGCGGCTGACGGCCACCGGCCGGGTGGCCAGTGAGCAGATGAGCCAGGTAGCGGTCGCCGCTATCGCGATGGAGAAGGCGACCGGCCAATCGGTCGACGAGACCATCCGGGATTTCGTCAAGCTGGCCGAGGAGCCGACCAAAGCCTCGGTCAAGCTCAATGAGCAGTTCCACTATCTGACCGGCGCGGTTTATGAGCAGATCGCCGCGCTGGAGCGGGCCGGCCAGACCGACGAGGCGGCGGCGCTCGCACAGAAGACGTACGCCGCCGCCCTGGCCGACCGCGCGATGGAGGTGCGTCGCAACGTCGGCTACATGGAGATGGCATGGGTCGGCTTGACCGATGCGGCCAAGAAGGCGTGGGACGCGGTTGCCGGCATCGGCCGCGCGGAGACGCCGGCCGACAAGCTCAACGGCCTGTATCGCGCCATGGCGCAGCAGGAGAAAGAGCTCGCCGAGGCGCGGGCCAAGGGCTACAACACGGTCCAGCTTGAGGCCGCGCTCGGCGCCAACCGGGCCAAGCTGCAGCAGTACAACGGCACTGTGGTCGGCGATGCCAAGAAGGCTGCCGATCAGGCGGCGAAGCAGCGGGCCGAGGATGACCGGATCTCGGCCCGCTCCTCGATCGACGCGCTGATGAAGAGCGTGCGGTCGCGCCAGCAGATCCGCGACGACGAGCTCAAGAAGTTCAAGACGGATGCGGACAAGGCCGGCCTGACAGCGGACGAATACGCCAGGGGCGTCGCCGCCATCAACGAGAAGTACAAAGACAAGTCGTCCAAGGCATACACCGAGGATGCCGGCACGCGCATGCTCGAGCAGTTGCGCAGGACCGGCGCGGCGCTGGCCGCCCAGCAGGCCGTCGACGAGCAGCTGACGGCCGGCCAGAAGGCGCGGGCCGAGTTCGAGCAGCAGATCGCCGACATCAAGACCCGCAAGACGCTCACGGCAGATCAGAAAAGCTTGCTGGCGCACCAAGACGAGATCCGGGCGCAGTTGGACCTGAATGTCGCCGCCGAGCAGGCGATCCAGAAGCGCAAGGACGAGACGGCGGAGCTCGAGAAGCAACGCAAGCTGCTCGAGGACGCGCGCCAGCAGGCCGAGGGCATGCGCGTGCGCATCGCCGACGCCGCCCAGGCGCGCAGCCAGCAGTTCGGCCGCCAGCTCGACGGATTCGGCCTGGGCCAGCGTGCCAACGAGGAATTGAACGCCGCCAAGTCGATTTACCGCGAGTTCGGCGCGATGCGCACCGACTGGAACAAGTCGATGGCAAAGCGCGGCCTGGTCGGGTCCGATTTGTACAAGGGCGAGGTCGCGCAGATCAACGCCAGCGAGCAGGAGGCGCTGCAGCAACTGGCCGGCTACTACGACGCGCTGGCGGCCAAGCAGTCGGACTGGAGATACGGCGCGCTGTCGGCGCTGGCGGACTACCGGGACGCTGCGGCCAATGTCGCCGCGTCGGCTGAACGGCTGTTCTCGAGCGGATTTCAGTCGATGGAGGATGCCGTCGCCAAGTTCGCCACGACCGGCAAGCTGAATTTCAAGAGCTTCGCGCTGAGCGTGATCGAAGACCTAGCGCGCATCCAAGCGCGGGCCGCGATTTCCGGCCTGGCGCAGATGGGTATCGGCCTGCTCGGCAGTGCGTTGTCTGCCGGCGTGGGCGCGTTCTCCGGGGCAGAGACGGCGATGGCCAGCAGCGGGACCGTGCCGGTCGCCGGCGACATGCTCTACGGCGGCAGCATGCAGGCGCCGAGCTACACCAGTGGCGTGTTCTTGAGCGGCGCTCGCGCGGGTGGCGGGCCCGTCGATGCCGGTGGGCTGTACCTGGTCGGCGAAGAGGGCCCCGAGCTGTTCAAGCCGAGCGGCTCGGGCTCGATCGTGCCGAATCACGCCCTCGGCGGTGGCGGCGACGTGACCATCAATGTCATCGGCGCGCAGAGCCAGCCGGAGGTACGCCAGTCGACCGACGGCAACGGTAACAGGCAAATCGACCTGATTTTCAAGGAAATGGATCGCCGCATCGATGACCGCATCCAGCGCGCCACCATGCAGGGCGGCCTGCTGTCGCGGCGAGGGGGGTAATCGTGGCAATCGAAACGTTCACCTGGCGGGCGGTCGGCTCGGCGCAGGGCAGCGTCAAGTTCCGCACGCTCAGCGCGCAGTTTGGAGACGGCTACCAGCAGGTGGCGCCGGCGGGCATCAACAACCGCGCCGCCAGCTGGCCGCTCCGGTTCGCGGGCGGCGAGGCTCGGATTCTCGAGATTCAGGCGTTCATCGACCGGCACGCCGGCGCGAAGTCGTTCTACTGGACCCCGCCGCTTGGCGCGCGCGGGCTTTTTCGTATTGGCGAGTACACCCCTGCAGCAGAGACAGGCGGCGTGTATTCGCTGTCAGCAACTCTTGTTGAGGCCTTTGCGCCATGACGCTACAGCTTGAACAGATCAACCTTGGAGTCGCGCCCAAGGGCGAGGGTGGCGACACCCAGCGCACCGCCAACGGTAAGACCAATAGCAACATGGACGCGATCGCCACCTTTGCCAACGCGCTGGCTGCCGATGTCAGTGCGCTGACCAGCAATACGGGGGCGCTTGCGGATGACGTGCTGGCGCTGACGGGGGCGGTTGCCATGTTCGCCTGCAAGACGCCGCCCGCCGGCTGGCTCAAGGGCAATGGTGCGGCCGTCTCCCGCACGACCTATGCGCGGCTGTTCGGCGTGATCGGTACCACGTTCGGCGCGGGAGACGGATCGACGACGTTCAACCTCCCAGAGCTGCGTGCGGAGTTCCCACGCGGCTGGGATGACGGTCGCGGTGTCGACAGCGGCCGGGTGTTCGGTTCGGTGCAGGCCCAGGCGCTGAGCTCGCACCAGCACAAGACCCCGCTCGGTTTTGACGGCAGCAACCTGTTTGGTTGGGGCGACGGCAATGCGACCCCGATTTTCGGCTCCGAGGTGCAGTCAGGCGTGCTGAGAGTCGTCGGGGCCGTGACGCAAAGCGGCGGGGCGGCCCGCGTCGCCTACACGGATGTGGCGCCGATGGGCGTGAGCGGCGAGACCCGCCCGCGCAACGTGGCACTGCTCGCCTGCATCAAATACTGACGACCATGCAAATTCATCACTATGACCACGTGACGGGCGAGTGGTTGAAGCTCGGTGCTGCCGACGAAAACCCGCTCGACCCGGAAAATCCCCTCATCCCCGCCTACTCGACACCGACCGATCCGCCGGTCGCGGCGCAGGGTACGGTTGCGCTGTATCTCGACGCCGCTGGCCATGCCGCCCGAAACTGGTGGGAGGGGATGTGGGAGGTGCGGGCCGATTACCGTCGCGCGCCGCTCTACCGCACTGCCGATGGTGTGCCCTACGACTACAGCGGGCCGTATCAAGGCATTGGGTCGTTACCCGCCGAGCTCACGCAACAGCCGCGGCCCAGCGCGGCCCATATCTGGGACGGCGCGGCCTGGCAGCTGGACGAGGCGTTGCGCGCGAGCCTGCACCGCGCCGATGCGCTGGTCGAGCGTTGCGTCCGCATGAAGCAGGCGCGGCGCGCGATCGAGCCCCTGCAGGCTGCTGCGGAACTGGGCGAGGCGACCGAGGTGGAGGCCGCGCGGCTGCTCGCCTGGCGGCGCCATCTGGTTGCGCTGAATCGCGTCGACCTGGACGGCGATCCGGTGGCCTGGCCGGAGGCGCCCGACGCATGAGAATTACCGCCGATATTCAGCGCCTCGAGCCCGGGGCTCTGGTCGAGCTGTTCGAGCTCGACGCGACGGCCGTGGCCGGCGACGTGCTGCGCTTCCACGGCTATGCGCAGGTCGGGGCCATCTGGTGGAAGGGCAACGAATATAGCCCGTGGCCGATCGAGGCTACGGGCTTTGCTCGCACCGGGCAGGGCCAGCAGCCGGCGCCGCGGCTCGCCGTCGGCAACGTCGACGGCTCGATCTCGGCGCTGTGCCTGCACATGGACGACATCGTCGGCGCCAAGGTGCGCCGCCGCCGCACGCTCGGCCGGTTCCTCGATGCGCGCAATTTCCCCGAGGGCAATCCGGATGCCGACCCGACGGAAGAGCTGCCGGTGGAGGAGTGGTTCATCGAGCAAAAAACCGCCGAGACGAACGAGACGGTTGAATTCGAACTCTCCAGCGCCCTGGATTTCAACGGCGTGCAGCTGCCGCGCCGCCAGATCATCGCCAACGTCTGCGGGTGGCTGACGGTCGGCGGCTACCGGGGCCCGGAGTGCGGCTACACCGGTGCTGCGATGTTCGATCGCGACGACAACCCGGTGGCCGACCCGTCGCTCGACCGGTGCGGCGGCCGGCTGTCGTCGTGCAAATGCCGCTTCGGCGCGAACGAGCCCCTGCCGTTCGGTGGGTTCCCTGCGGCTGACCTGATTCGGACCTGACATGCAACACACAACACTCGACGCGGCGCGCCGGCACGCCGCGCGCGAACACCCGCGCGAATCCTGCGGCCTGGTGGCGGTCGTCAACGGCCGCGAGCGCTACGTGCCGTGCCGCAACGTTGCCGTTGGCACCGAGCATTTCGAGATGCCGGCCGAGGACTACGCGGCGGCCGAGGACCTGGGCGAGGTGCTGGCGGTGGTGCACAGCCACCCGAACGCCAGCGCCGAACCCAGCGAAGCCGACCGCGTGGCCTGCGAGGCGTCCGGGCTGCCCTGGCACATCCTGGCGTGGCCGGCCGACGACGTGCGCACGATCGAGCCCTGTGGCTACCGGGCGCCCCTGGTGGGCCGGCAGTTCGCGCACGGCATCCTCGACTGCTATTCGCTGGTGGCGGATTGGTACGAGCGCGAGCGGGGCATCCACCTGCCGGACTTCGAGCGCCGCGACAACTGGTGGGCTGAGGGCGGCGACCTGTACATGCAGCACTACGCGGAGGCCGGATTCCGGGTCGTATCGCAGGACACGCCGGAGCGCGTGGGCGACGTGATCCTGATGCAGGTGCGCTCGCCAGTGCCGAATCACGCGGCGGTGTACCTGGGAGATGGGCTGATGCTGCATCACTTGCACGGCCGCCTGTCGTCGCGCGACGTGTATGGCGGCTACTGGCGAGAGATCACGCGCTGCGTGCTGCGTCACCACAGTGAGGGGTAGGTGATGGAACAGAAAATTCGAACAGTGCGCCTGTACGGACGACTGGGCGCGCGTTTCGGCCGGGTGTTCCGGCTGGCGGTCGGCAGCCCGGCCGAGGCCGTGCGGGCGCTTTGCGCGCAGGTGGAGGGCTTTCGCCGTGAGCTGGCGACGAGCCATGAGCGCGGCGTTCGTTATGCCTGTTTCATTGGCCGGCGCAACATCGGTGAGTCGGAGCTCGAATTGCCGCCTGGCGCGGACGACATCCGCATTGCGCCGGTACTCGCTGGCGCCAAGCAATCGGGCCTGTTTCAGACCATTCTCGGGGCGGCGATTCTCGCAGTCGCCTATTTCAATCCCGGAGGTTTTCTGACTGGGCCCATGGTGACAGCGGCATACGGCATGGGCGCCTCCATGGCGCTGGGCGGCGTGGTGCAGATGCTATCTCCGCAGCAGGCCGGCTTATCGGCCAGGGACAGCCCAGACAACGGCGCCAGCTACAACTTCAACGGGCCTGTGAACACCAGCGCACAGGGCAACCCAGTGCCGTTGCTCTATGGTGAGATGGTGGTCGGCTCGGCGGTGATCTCGGCCGGGATCTATGCCGAGGATCAGGTTTAAGCCGGGATGGCGGCCTGCTCGATCACGTCGGACACCCATTGGTTCAGGCTCACACCATGTGCGGCGGCGGCGATGGCGGCCGCTTCATGTGTCTTCTCCGACGTGCGTAACACGAACTTGCCAGAGAAACTGCGGCGCGGTTCGACGCCGCGGCGCACGCACTCCTCCATGAAGGTGCGAAGCGACAGCTCGCCTTCACGGTGCAGGCCAGCCACATCACTGGCGTAAAAATCCGCACCGCCATTCAGGCCGATGAATTCGCCGCGAAACATTTCCAGTTCCGGATCGAAGGAAATGACGGCTTTTTCGCCGCCGATGATCATGACGTTATTCATTGTTCCACTCCGTTGCGTTGTCTTCGAGCCACTTTCGGATCGAGGCGACCGCGCCTTTGTCCACGTCTGGGGACGGGTGCGGCCTGTGCATCACCTTCACCTGATTGAACAGGAACACAGCAACCCGTGAGCCTTCCCGCTCGGTGATCTCGGCGCCAAGCTCAACCAGCAGACCGACCAAGTCGTTCCATTTGACCCCCGCCGGGGTCGGTCGGGAAAAGATCAGGTCCAACGTCTTTTTGTGTTTGGCTTTCATAACAAAAATGGTACTAAAGAATAGTATCAATCGCAACTATAGGGATTGGTGCATGCGAAACATCATCGGCTACGGTGGCGGCAAGGGAGGGGGCGCCAGCAGTACCCCGACCGAAGCGCCGGACAGCCTGCACTCGGTCGCCTATGCGCGCGTGCTGGATCTCGTCTCCGAGGGCGAGATCGCGGGCTTGGTCAACGGCCTGCAGAGCATCTATCTCGAGGGCACGCCGCTGGCCAACGCCGACGGCACGCTCAATTTTCAGAATGTGGTCGTCGACTACCGCCCGGGCTCGCAGGATCAGGAGGCCATTCCCGGCTTCCCCTCGGTGGAGAGCGAGACTGCTGCCGGTGTCGAGCTGACGGCGACCATGCCCTGGGTGCGTGCGATCGCGAACACGCAACTGTCGGCGGTGCGCGTACAACTGTCGGTGCCGGCGCTGTCCCGCGCGGACACCAGCAGCGGCAATATCAATGGCTACCGGGTCGAATATGCGATCGACCTGGCCGTCGACGGCGGCGCGCTGCAGCAGGTGCTGGCCACCGCGTTCGATGGCAAGACGACCGGCAAGTACACGCGCACGCACCGCGTCGAGTTGCCGCGCGCGAAAACCGGCTGGACGATCCGCGTGCGCCGCATCACGCCCAACGCGAACAGCGGCACGATCGCCGACGTGACACGAATCGAATCGATCGCCGAGGTGATCGACGCCAAGCTGCGTTACCCGAATTCGGCGCTGATCGGCGTGCGCATCGATGCGCGCCAGTTCAGCAGCGTGCCTACCCGGTCGTATCACCTGCGCGGCCGTATCATCCGCGTGCCGAGCAACTATGACCCGCTCACCCGTACCTACACGGGGCTGTGGGATGGCACGTTCAAGGCGGCCTACAGCAACAACCCCGCCTGGGTGTTCTATGACATCGTGCTGCACAAGCGGTGCGGGCTGGGCGACCGCGTAAGCGCGGACATGGTCGACAAGTGGGCGCTGTACCAGATCGGCCAATACTGCGACGAGTTGGTGCCGGACGGGCGGGGCGGGCAGGAGCCCCGCTTTACCTGCAATTGCTACCTGCAACAGCGCAACGATGCCTACCCCGTCTTGCAGGACCTGGCCAGCGTGTTCCGCGGCATGGCTTACTGGGCGTCGAGCAACGTGGTCGCCGTGGCGGACATGCCGGCGTCCGCTTCGTACCTTTTCCACCCAGGCAACGTGGTCGATGGCCAGTTCACCTACGCCGGCAGCGCCAGGCGGGCCCGGAAGACGGTGGCGCTTGTCTCATGGAACGATCCGGGCGACCAGTACCGCGCCAAGGTCGAGCATGTCGAGGATGGCGACGGCATCGCGCGATACGGCATCCAGCAGACCGAGGTGACCGCGTTCGGCTGCACCTCCCAGGGCCAGGCGCATCGTGTAGGTCAGTGGATCCTGCTGACCAGTCGCCTGGAAACCGAGACGGTCTCATTCAAGGTCGGGCTCGACGCTGCAGTAGTAATGCCGGGCGCGATTATCGAGGTCGCGGACCCGGTGCGCGCGGGCCGGGCCAACGGTGGCCGCGTCCGCTCGGCCGATGACCGGACGGTGGTGGTCGACCGGCCGGTGGTGGTCAAGGAGGGCGATACCCTGCTGCTGAACCTGCCGGACGGCACCGCACAGCGTCGGACCATTTCCCGGGTCGATGGGCAGAGCCTGACCGTCTCGGCCGACTGGTCGCAGCCGGTGCAGGCAGAGGCGGTGTGGTCGGTCGAGAGCGGGGATCTGAAAACCCAACTGTTCCGGGTGGTGTCGGTAACGGAAAGCGACGGCCTGACGTTCGATATCTCGGCGCTCGAGTACAACCCGTCGAAATTCGCGGCGATCGACAACGGCACGCGCATCGAGGCGCGCCCGGTCTCAGTACTGCCGCCATCGGTGCAGCCAGCGCCGACCGACGTATCGCTGGCCACCTACAGCGCCATCGATCAGGGCATTGCCATCACGACGATGGTGATCGCCTGGAAGCCAGCCGCGAGCGCGGTCGCGTACACGGTTGAATGGCGCCGGGACAACGGCGAGTGGGTGACGGCCGGCCGCACGGGCTCGCAGAGCCTCGAGGTGCACAGCATATACGCCGGCACCTACGTTGCGCGGGTGCGGGCAATCAGCGCGCTCGACGTGGCGTCGCTGCCAGCCTACTCGGCGGAGACCCGGCTCACGGGCAAGACCTCGCCGCCCCCGGTGGTCGGCACGTTGATCGCGACGGCCATCGTGTTCGGCATCCGGCTCGACTGGGCGTTTCCGACCGGCCCGCTCGACGTGGAGCGTACCGAGATCTGGTGCAGCAGGACGCCGGACCGGGAGCAGGCGACCAAGCTGGGCGATTTCGCATTCCCGGCCAACACCCACACGCTGATGGGCCTGGCCGCCGGCGCGAGGTTCTATTTCTGGGCGCGCCTGGTCGACAAGTCGAGCAACATCGGCGCGTGGTACCCGTCCGGGAACGGCGTGCTGGGCATGAGCAGCGACCAGGCGTCCGACATCCTCAGCTACCTGAAAGGGGAGATCGGCAAGACCCTGCTGGCCGACGAGCTGCTGTCGGTGATCGAATCGATCGATCCGCCAATGGCGGGCAGTGACGGGCATTTCGCCGGCGACGGCACCGTCTATGCCGGGATCGTGTCGACGCAGTCGGTGCTCGAGGAGGCCGACCGCGCGGTCGCCCAGCAGGTGACGACTATGCAGGCTACGGTTGCGCAGAGCAGTGCGTCTGTGCAGGTGGCCCAGCAGGCGGTCGCCGAGCAGGGCGGCAAGCTGGCCGCGATGTACACCATCAAAACGCAGATCGCCGCCAACGGCCGGACCTACTTGGCCGGGATCGGTTTCGGCGTGGAGAACGATCAGGGTGTCGTCGAAAGCCAGGTGCTGATCGCCGCGGACCGATTTGCGGTGCTGCATCCGAACGGAAACAGCGTAATTGCGCCGTTCGTGGTGCAGGGCGGGCAGGTGTTTATGGATTCGGCGTTCATCGCCGACGGCACGATCACCAGCGCCAAGATTGGCGATTCGATCCAGTCGAGCAATTTCGTTGCCGGCCAGACCGGATGGCGGCTCAGCAAGTCGGGGCTGTTCGAAAACAACGGCAACGGCGCCGGCGGTCGGCGTGTCGACACCAGCGCGCTCACGCAGATCTACGACAGCAACGGCACCCTGCGGGTGCGCCTGGGGGTGTGGTGATGGTGGCCGGCCTGGAGATCTACAACGCCGCCGGCGTGCGCACATTCAGCACAAACGACCGGGTCGGCCGGGTACTGGGGTCCACGTACACCGGCACCGCGGATGGCTCAATTTCACATGGAGAGTTGGCGAATGGCCAAGGGTTTTGCACGTGTTTGCCTCTCGGTTCTATCCCGGGGCCGGGCGATTATTGGCTGGCGTTTCCGTCGGTGGTTCTCGATGGCACGACCATCCGGTGGGTGTTCCCGACGTGGAGCAGCAACACTGCTGCTCGCCGCGTCGACTGTCTGCTTGTTTTCGGCGTGTGGTAGTGGTGGAGAGGGAGAGGGGGAATCGGTGCCTGCAGGTCTCACGGTGTACGGCGAACACGGGTTCGTCCAAATTACGGAGGCGTACGGCAACCTGGCTTTGCGCCAGAAATCGACCGTCACGCCGGACGGCAGCGGTCGCGGGTCGTTCACGTTCTCGGCGAGCCGGCCGTTCGTGTGCATCCAATCGGCCGACCCTGTCGCGCTGCTCGGCTCGAGCAACAGCGGCGCGGACTGGACCGTGAATTTCTCGGCGCCGGTGCAGGCGCCGTTCACGGTCTACGTGTTCGACGAGCCGGCGGCCCCCAGCGGTCAGCCCGGCCTGCAGGTGTTCAAGCCCGACGGCTCGTTGGCCTTCGATTCCGGCCTGTCCTACCTGAAGGTGGTCGGCGTCGTCACGCCGCCCTCGGGCGCGCCGGCCTACGGCCAGTCGTGGGAGGCGAGCCCTCTGACGGCGGGCAACTACGCTGCCTGCCTGTCGTACACGCGCACCGGCATCTACGCGGTGCCCGGCACCGACACGCTGTTTGTTGCTGACCACGTTTACACGACGGCGACCGGCGCGGGGCTGAAGCTGCTGCAGTACACGCACCGCGGTGCGTGGAATCAGGGCGACGGGTCGGGTCTGAAAATCGACACGTCCAATCCGCCGCAAATCGTACTTGTCGACGTGTCGCAGCTGTAGCGCTCGTCCCATCCGCCAATACCAACGGCCCGCCTCGTGCGGGCCGTTTGCTTTTCTGGAGCATTTAAATGCCATACACAGATCCGCCCTTGCTGGGCGGTCGGAACGTCGCCGCATTTCTGGACATGCTGGGGTTCAGTGAGGGAACCGACAACGGCCGCCAGCCGACGCGTGATCGCGGGTACGACGTGCTGGTGGGCGGCGGCCTGTTCGTGAGCTACGCGGATCATCCGCGCATCCTCGTGGAGCTGCCGCGCCTGGGCATCAAGTCGACAGCGGCGGGTCGTTACCAGTTGCTCGCGCGGTACTACGACCCGTACCGCCGTCAACTGAAGCTGACCAACTTCGGCCCGGCCGCCCAGGACGCGATCGCGGTCCAGCAGATCCGAGAGCGCGGCGCCCTGGGTGACATCCAGGCGGGCCGGCTATCCGAGGCGATCGCCAAGTGCAAAAACATCTGGGCGAGCCTGCCCGGTGCCGGCTACGGTCAGCACGAACACAAATTCGAGGCGCTCCGGGCGCATTACCTGCGGTGCGGCGGCGGGGAGGGGAGGGGCTAAATGACGGAATCCGAAATTGTGGTGGCGGCGAAGGTCGGCGGCGCGGCGGGCTTTGGCTCGGCGGTCGCGCTGCGTTTCCTGCCCGGCACGTGGTGGCAGCGCGTTCTGTCGTTCATGAGTAGCCTGGGCATCGGCTGCCTGGCCGGCGGCGCGGCCGTCGAGCGGTTTCTGCTGGTGCCCGGTTCCTACACCCACATGCTGGCCGTCGCGTCGGCCGCGGTCTTCGGCCTGGCCATCGTCAACAACGCCATGCAGCAGATCCCGGAGATCCTGACCGACCTGCGCAGGCGTTTCCTGGCCAAGGAGTAACCATGCTGCTCACATTCATCAACCAGGTGGCTAACGCCATCATTTTCGTAGGCTCGCTGTGGGCGGTGCTCACGCACCAGGTGCCGACACGCACAGGCGGCGCGCTGGTGCTGGCGCTGGTCAATTTTGCGGCGCTGGGCAACATCGTCATTCCGGGCGCGTGCCACAGCGCGCCTGAGGTGGCACTGAATGTCGCGGTGGCCGTCGGGGCGCTGTGGGCCTTCTGGCGGCTGGAGCTGCGCCGCCGGTTTTCGAAGCGGGGGCCGGCATGAGCCTCATCGATCCGCGCTTCCTGCTGGCGGCGCTGCTGGCGCTGCTGGTGGTTTACGGCGCGGGCTACAGCAAGGGGGAGCGCGACAGCGCCGCCGAGCAGCAGCAGGACCTGCAGGAATGGCAGTTGACCGCCGAGGCCGCGACCGAGCTCTACCTGCAGGCCCGCGACAAGAAGGACGCCAATTACCGAACCATCACCAAAATTGTGGAGATCGCCAAAAATGCGACGCCTGACATTCCTGATTGCCGCACTGGTGACGACTGGATGCGCATCTACCGCGATAACGCCGCGATTGCCAACGGCGCAGCCGTGCCCGCCGGTTCTGGAGACGCCGACGGGGCCGACGCTCGCTGACCTGCGGCAGTTCGCGCTGGATCTGCAGCGCCAGGGCGGCGAGTGCCGGGACCGGCACCAGGGACTGATCGATGCGTTGTCGCAGCGTTGAAAAAAAAAGCGGGCCGTGAGGGCCCGCTTCGTCGTGCTAGATGAAGCTGATACTTCGCAATGCACTGAGTGCCGGCATTTCGAGGGGCAGCGTCCATGCGGCGGAGTCATACTGCGCAACAAGAATCAGCGGCGCTACGAGGCGTGGTACCGTTTGGTTGATGACAAGGTGGATCTTGTCGCGAAGGTTCTCGCTACTTTCGTTTGAATAGCAGACGTAAGTAGCATCGGGCAGTGCATGGCTTCGTCCATCGTCGCCGACGATGAATCGGACGAAGTTGATCGAGGCCATCCGATCGTGCAGCTTCGCGTAGTCCTCTTCGGACGCCGCGTGTACGGTAATACGGGCAATATGCCTGTGCATGTTGGACTCCAATGTCGCGTGCGCGACAGAGAATTGGTGATCACGTTTTCGCGTACTCCGAAAAGGGGTATGCGAGAAAATTTTTGAATTCCAAGCGATCCCAACTTAGAATCGAGCCTGAAGAACGCAGTGTGACGGGAAACTGACGGCGAAAAAGTGCCCTCCCGGGTAACAGGATCGTAAATCGGCGCTGGTGGAACAGCGCCGATTATTGCTTCTTCAAGCGGTGCCTGGGGTCCAAATTGTGCTTCCTTGTCACGGGAAATGCTGCGCAATTTGGACCTTGTCTTTTTCATCGGCTGCACCGGTATCGGCAATTACCGGGCGCCTCGGGCAGGTTTTTTCATTCGTTCCTCCAGTAGCCACTACTCCATCTGGGGTAGGGGTGCTGGAACTAAGTATATCGGAACAATCAAAGTTCGCAATTTGTGGAAAATGGCGGGGGACGGGCTATTTTCCAACGCATGTGCGGTGCAAAAAAAGCTCGCTAAGCCCTAATGGATAAGGGGCAGCGAGGGTTATCATGCCCTGTTGTGATGATTATGTGCCGGGGGAGTCGCACGTTGCATCCACCGGGAATACATATCGTGGCCGTGAGGGGCGCGGCCAGGGGAACTCAAGCCATCCGTGCGACTCGTTTGAGTGCGAGCCTGGGGTGGATGAGGGGGCATCAATTGATACTGGCGTCTGGTGTTGGTGCCTTACCTTGCTCCATCGAGGCCTGAGCGCCCAGCAGGCTGAACATGAGTGTCAGCCAGGGCGGAGGCGGGGCGCTTTGTAATGGCTGCCTCTGTCGCGTCGGCTTACCGCCTGAAGAGGCGACTCAAAATCGAGCGCTTTTTTTCTTGCGGGCGCTTCCCATGATTTCTCAGGTATTCCTCGGACTCCTTGGCGTCTTGATCGATGTCCAAGTCGGAGGGGGCTTCGAAAACGAAGGCAATCGCCTCGCGCCATTCGGGGCTCGCCTGCCAGGCGTCCAAATAGGAGCCCCGCTGTATCGGCGTCAGAGACGCCCAATATGGTCGCCACTCCTGATCGAACCAGGGTTCGGCGATGCCTTGTCTAACGTGCATCGCCAACTCGTCAGGTTTGATGTGTGGGAATACGACCCACGGCGGCTGTGGAGCTTTGATGGGGTCAGTTGGCATCAATATGATCCGCGATCCAGTCGAACCCGAAATATCCCGCCGTGCCTCCGACGACCGCGCCGATGGCCCCAGTGACAACTGCCCCAGGCCCCGTCTCGAAACCCAGCGCGGCTCCGCCTGCTGCTCCAAGCTTCATCCCGGCCCAGGCGGTCGCCCAACCCCCAGCCTGCCGAACAGATTCGGCGACGATGGGCTTGGCAGAATGGCGCACGATTGACTTCTGGGTGGCTCGGCTCAAATCGACCGCCGTCATGGCAAATCCAACGACCTGCACGCCCTGCAACCCGCGCGTCAGAGCCATGCTTGCGGCGCCCTTGACTGCGTTGGCGGGTACCGCGCCCCGGACAAGTACTTCACGGTCAGCCTGCACTAGGCGTTTGATTCTCTCGATGTTGGCGGCAGCGTTGCCACCGCGAGCTTTGGCTGCAATTCGATCCAGGTCGGCGAGGATTTCCCCGGTGTCGTGGAAGGTTGCGCCTGCAGCTCGGGCCTTGTCAACGTCGATCCAGAAGCGACTGCCGGAGAATCTCGGCGCTCCAAACACACGGGACGATGCCGATGAGTATGGGCTTGGTTTCATCCCGAGGGCGTGCCGCCCCGGTGGCAAAACCGACGCGGGGTTAGTCGGATGCAAGCCAAACACTTCAGGGTTAGGCATGAGAGGCATGGGATGGCCAAGTCTCGCGGCATAGGCCTTGGCCATTGCGGGATTCACCATCACTTTGCGAACGACCTTGGAGCGCGCGGGATTGATCTCGTCCGCCAATACGAAAACGTAGGCGCGCCCGGGAATGACGCTCGGGGCATGCTCCTGCTGCCGGCTGGCGGCAACCCCGCTAGCGGCCGGAGGCGTTGTCGTCGATTGACGAACTAGTGAGTCGCGCAGGTGCAGCGACTGCCCGACCGTCAGCCTCTGGGATGGGAACAGCCGATTGTCTTCGGCAATGTGCTTCCACTTTTCGGGTTCGCCGAACCAGGCGCCCGCGATTTTCCAGAGGGAATCGCCGGGCCTAACAACGTAGTTCATGTCCTCGCCTTGCGCGTATCGGGAGATTTCTTTCCTGCTATCCGCCCTGTGCCTGGGGAGGCTGGGCGCGCGCCATGCTAGTGGGGATTGTGGCGGCCAGCTGCTGAAAGAAAGTGAGAACAGAGTTTCGTGGGGCTTAGAATGGGTTTACGTGTGCGGCGAGTGGGCTCAATTGATACTCCACTTGGGGAAGGGGGGATATGACTGATGTGAGTACGCAGGGCGTAGTAAAGAACCACGCAGTCGTGGTCTCGCTTAGCGGTGATTCCGAATCCGTGTCGATCGTCGTGCGGGCGCCAAGCGGCGGCGGTACCCACGAGCTTGTCAACATTCGTGACTTGCTTTCCAGTGGCGTGCCCCCGCTCGTTGCTATCCAACTGATCCAACGATTGGTCGCGATCGGTATTTCAAGCGCAGAGTTTGGCAATGGTTGA